GGACATTTAAATTGAATAATATGATTACCACCTTCTAACAAAGGATTTGGTGTTATATTATTAGCAATACTAGCCACGGTACTATCATCAATTTTAACAAAAAATGGAATTCCATCTACAGCATTCCAAGTTAACGAAGGTGTGTTAGTACCTACCGCATCATAAAAAGTCATAACCTTGTTAACATTTTTATATGGATAACTAACAAAATGATTCCAATTATATGTAGAAGCACTTTTTGCCACAAAATCTATATGAACAGAAGATATTCCACCAGGAATTGTTGATGGTATTGGAACAGTATATCCTGAAACATTATAATCACTTCTAATAAAATCAAATTCATCGTACTGAGGAAATCCTTCCCAATATACCGAATCTGGATTAAGAGTACATTGGTCTATTGTTAAGGTAGTTTCATTAATATAATATAAATTGTTCTCTAATGGTGGATAATTTGTTGAGCCAGTATAAGAATTATTAAACAATAGTTGAAACTTACAAACAGGTCTAAATGTTGTAGATTTTTGTCTTTCATCATCAAAAACTTGAGCCAAATTAACATCAACACTTCTATCAAATTCTTGTAAATTTTTTGAATTTTGAACTAATGGTGTCGGTATTGATAAATCAGTGTTTGTCGCAGTTTTATATCTTAACGAGCCTAATACTATTCTAATATCATCCATCTTAATTTACTACATTACTTGTGTTTATCCATTTCATTCTAAATCTATCAAATGCCGATGAACCAGCCTTTAATCCAAAATAAAAATGAAACGGTGCCCCAACAGTGATTGAATTAACGTCAGGATTATTTTGTTGCCAATAAATAATATCACCACTAATTGAATTATTTTGACGAGCCGGTAAACTATTACCGTCGGTAACCGCATATATATAACCTTTTTGAAAGTTATTTTGAGACGGGTTTTGTGTTCTAAAATATCTTGAAGCCGGTAATAACCTATCTAAAGATTGATATTTTGACGAATAAATATTAGAATAATCCCAATCATTTGACTCACCTCCAAAAATACTAGTTCCACCATCTATTTTCCATTGAGATAATGGAACTTTTTGAGAATAAACCGCAAAATTACTAAACGTACAATTACTTGCGGTTGTTCCAACCGGATTTATAATTGTTCTTTTTGGTGTTAAATAATCTCTAAGTTGAGTATCAGATGAAAAGAATATTCCAAAAGCATTATCACAATCAAAGAAAATTGGGTTTTGAATTTGAGGGTCTACCCTTGCCGTTCCATTACCCGCAGGAACACCTAAAGTCGCAAATGTTGTTGTTGGCACAAATTTTGTTCCTGAAGCATTATTAGGAAACCCTATCAATGTAAAGTTAGTTGTTCCAGGTGTTTCAATTTTATAACTAATACCAACAGCCATTTCATTAGCCCCCACTAAAGTTGGCGAATCAGGATAATTAGACGCTTGAAACGGTGAAACACCCAATTCAGAACTAATAGAAATTACTTGAGAATAATCAGCATCAACCAACCACTTAGTATCTTTTCGGCTATTTTGAAAATATGCAAAAATATTAAGACCTCCTAATAGATTCTGTAAAAAAGTATTATTCATAAATCTACTTACAATAAATAAATTAAGAATTTCATCAACATGAGAAAATGTTGTACTATCTAACTTATTAACCAAATAACCATCATATTCGTCTGACATTACCAACTCTTGTAAAAACGCTGAACGAGGTCCTAAATCCATCATAGTAGTAGGATACCTTAATTCATTACTAAATTTTCCCGAGCCAGGGTCATATGGTGAACATCTATAATAAAAACTTCTAGATGGATTGTGATAAATAATATTATCAAAACAATAACGAGACACCGGATAATTAGGTGGATTATCTGTTGGTGCTGTAAAATATTGAACCTCATTTTTAAATGGGAAAGCATATAATGTACCATTCACCCAATTATTATTAAATCTATGTGAAAACACGTTCCGACAAGCACCCAACATTACCATATTTCTAGCAATAAATTCAAACATTAACACCCAGTCTCTAAATAAAGATACAAAAACTGTAGTAATAAAAATATAACAACCATATTCAAATATAGTTTCTCCATTATATTCTAAACAAGGGTCGCCTCTTTGTTTTAATAATATACTACGATTTATTGTATTTGAGTTATCACACCCATAACACTCCAAATTAACTGAACCTTCACAAGTAAATGTATTCAGAACTTGATTTATGTTTGGAGACCGAGCCAAATCTTCCCTAACATAATCTAATGACCCATTACCTTGTCCTCCTGTTGAACCAGCAGTAGAATTTATTCCAATTATCCCTGTTTCAGGAATTAAATACATAGTTAATAAACGATTTTTTTGTAAAACACGACCATTACAGCAATACTCTTCAACATCTGTTCCTGTAGGTAATCTATCACCCCTCATAACAATTTGGTTATTTGTCATCGGTCCTTGATTTGTAAATACATAAGGTCCCACACTACCTAAAGTGAAATTCATTGTATTACCCGTTGTATTATAAATTGGTGAGTAATAATATGTTTCAATTTTAGCCCGTTGCCCATACCAAAGACTAACAAATGAATTTTGATAATGGTAGGGCCAAGAACTAGGACCCAAGTCTATATTAATAAGATAAGGTGTCGTGTTTTGAGTACCCGGCATTGTATCAATTTTCATATGTAACATTGAACTTCCCTCAACAATTTCTTTAGGAATATACCCTTCATTTCTTACATTTATAGAATAAAAACCCTCATCCCTCATAAATGGGTAGTAAGAATTTTGAAATACATATTGATATGGCCAATTTCCATTTCGAGAAAAATATGCCAAATAAGTATATCCAAATTGTTTAGTAAAACCATTATTATTACTTATCCCTATTCCAAAAATATTATTTGAAGCGGCACCAAAACTTAATGGTGGGACTATTTCAGTAGGTGGATTATCATCATTAGTTACAGTAGTTCCATTTAATGGTTGTATATTATTACAATTTGGTTTAAAAATTAATGAACGATTATCTAAATTAGAATAATAACTAATTAAATTTGAATTAAACCCTGAAAATCTTGATGTTTTTTGAGTCCATGTTGAAGCTGTTAAACCATTAGTATAACCCGTTACAAAAGCCCAAGTTTCCCTTTGATTATCACAATAAGAAAATGAGTTAAAATATAATTGTTGATTAGCATATCCAGTTTCATTATTAACATTACCACCTACAGTTGGTTGAATCCCTCCAATCCAAGTTAAACCATCAACATAATTTTGAGTACTAGCACTTGATAATGGAGACCAAGGAGCGGTGGGTTGTATTGTTGCTCTTTCACCACTACTATGACTAATATTTTTATAACTACCCTGAATAGGGATATTCATTCTATAACCACCTCTAACCTTAATAATACTTTCAGAATTATAACCAAAAAGTTTACCTAAACCATATTCAATGTCAATTTTACTAGAATACGGGTCAACACCTCTATTTAATATAACAACACAAGTTTCACCTGAATTAGCAACATACTGCATAGAATCTAACGATACAACACCAGATGGTACTGTACCAAGTGGTGGTGGAAATGTTAAGATACCATTAATATAACCAATGGTACCATTATCCGAAGCATTAGCTGGCAAACCATTTTCATTATTATATAACTGATAAAATGTTGTTTTATTTCTAAAATACTTAACATTTAATGAATTTTGTAATTGATTAACACATTTACTATTAAATTGATTATAAGTCATTCCGGTAATAACTTGGAAATATTCTATATCAATTGGGAATTTATGAAAATTTGTTGTCGTTTTAGCACTATATTGACCAGCAAATAAATTAACATTATAATTTGGTGTTGGTATATTACCATTACCATTAGGGTTTGCATAATTTAATTGAACTTTTGTTTGACCTGTAAAAGTTGTACCCGTAACCGCTCTATTACCAAATTTATTTTTAATACCTTTTGTTAAATTTGGGTCTTTACTATAAGTAGGATTTTGAAATGTAATCATTTCTCCCGCAACAAATTTTGTTAGTGACGCCTTATCACACAAAAGTACAATAGTATTGTCATAATGTACATTGGGTAAAATTGGTTCAAAATTTACAGAAATTCTATTAACACCACCTCCAGGATTATTTGAACTTCCATCAAAATATTTTGCCTTAACATTAAATAAATTAATTCTATCAGCAATAGGTAATCCATTTGTAAACCAATCCCAATTTTTTGAGGATGTATTACCCCCATCACCCGTTGTAGTGACTTCAGATTGCAAATAAGGCGCTCCAATAGTTGCAGACCCAAATTGACCATCGTAGGTATATCCAGCAAAGTTATTTGTAAAAATAACTTTTTGTAGTGAAACAAATCCATTAGGCGAAAATTCATAATTATATGTTGGAACTTTAAATGCCGCAAAAGTACTTAATTGAACAATTGAACCACCTCTACTTAATGAATTAATCGGTGTTTTATCCGAAATAATTGTTGCACAAGGAGATAATTTAGGTGGCTCATCTCTAGGAGGACCATCACCATTAGCATTTTCATTAACTGGGTCACCTTGTTTACAATCACACATACCACAATCCGGATATGTTAAAATAGGAACTTTAATACCTTTTAAATCTAATTTATTTAATTCATTTAAAATCCAATTTAATAGAGCTAAAAATATACCATAAACAATTATCATTCCAATGTGTCCAGCAATTTGTCCAAGAGCATATGGAATAGAACCTACAATTAAAATAAATTCATTAAGAATCATATACCCAATCCAAGTCATTAACCCATATATAACATACTTTCTCAATATAATCACAACAAAATATAAAATGTGCATTATGAGTATTAAAGCCCAAAATACAGGTGTCAATATAATACTGAAAAACATAAAAATTATGTAGAGAATATCAAATCTAAAATTAGCGTCATTAGTTGGAAATTTATTATTAGTACTTTCACAAGCCGGTTCTAATATATTTTTAATACCAATATATCTTTCAGTACCGCTACCATAAGTATGGTTATATATAAACTCAGAAACTGTGTAAACTTTATTGTATTGCATTAAATAAAATTTATCCTCACAATTTATCGCATCTTGAATCATTTGTGTACTCCCATAATCATTCCAATCAACACTAAAAGCATACGAGTCGTCTAAATTACCCGCATACTCTCTAATATTTGGAACTAAAAAATGTGCTCGTTTAGTCACCTCAGATAATGATGATGATTGAGCCCACTTTACTTTAAATCTATATTTTGCCTTAGTTGGTATACCTACTTCAGGGTCGTTAGATATTACTTGCTCCCCAAATTCATTAGTAGTATAATAATCTAAATTCATTGGTACGTCGATTAACCAAGTACCATTTTCATCAATTACTTTACCTCCAGCCTCTAAACTAAAATTTTCAAGGATAGGTAAACCATTAGCATCTTGTCGTATTGTTTGCCTAATTGATAATATCTCACCAGGACCTGCAATTAAACTACATAAATGACCTGAGTCATTTGTTGGTTTACAACTAGATTTTAAGGCATTCCCATCTGTATCAGAAATTATTGACCCCATAAACACAGATGTTGGTCTAATATCAATTTTAGCCTCACTACTTAAATCAAAGTCAGTTCTTGTAATACCTAAGTTACAAATTTCAGGTTGTCCCCATAATGGTTCCACCTCAATAGATTTACTAAGATTAATAATTTGAGGTAATTCTCGTAAGTTATTTGAAGATTTAAAATTGGTACCAGAAACTTGAGCCTCTGTTGCCAACCCCATTCTAATTAAATCTTGTGGTGATAATGAAAATTCACCTATGTCTGATAAGTCAACATCCATTACAATAGTATGAGAACCAACCGGAACTCCAAAAATCATATAATCCCCACTTTGATTTGTTACCGCATTATATTTATAATATTTATCATAAACCTCAATTAACACCGGATTAGTTAAAACATCTGTTCTAGTGAAGAAAGTCCCTGTTGGTACGTGAGCACTGTATGATTTAACATATGGTAATAAATTGTATCTATACCCGTCATCATTATTATCTTGTAATGATTTATATGGATATAATTCGGAAATTATTGGATTTCTTTGGTCTTTACTATCTATAGGTATAAAGATAGAAACTTTGGCATTTGGGATACCAAATCCATTATTAACACTAACACGACCTATTATGACACCATAATCGGCACATTGTCTTGTATAGATATCGCTTTGTAATATTTTTAAGGATAGAATTTCTAAATGTTCGAATTCTTGTTCAATTAATACCTTCAAAGAAGTATCAACACCAACTTTCGTTCTTACTCTATATGACTTTGACATTTTTTATCTTTTTTAATAAATAGTTTATACACTATTTTTAAAAGATAATTCATAATTTTTAAAAATAAATTATGTTTAAAACTTATATTTTTTGGTAAAATTGATTGGATTAGAGTTATTTTTTAAGTAATCATAAATAATATTTGATACATCATTTGGTATTTTATTATCAATACTAGTATGAGTTGTTTTAGGGATTTCTAAATTAAGAATATCTGTGACATTATTTTTTTGACATCTACTAACCACTCCACCCGCATTAGTAAAGAAATAAAAATTGTCAGCCCATTTTGGTGATGTAAAATTAATTACATATTTAACATTTGATTTAACATTATAATCAAAATTATTGTATAATTTATTAGCATTATCTAAGAAAACCACTAAATCAACAGAAACATTATTATCATTTAATTTATCTAACACTTCTGTCAATCCGTAACCACCAACACTATGACCAACTAAAATTATTTTACCTTTAGGTTTAAATAATCTAAAATAATACACAGTTTCATAAACATCTTCCGGAGTTAATGTATAACTATGAGTTCCAACATAAGTAATCACTTTAGTTATTGGATTACTTAATTTATTTTCAATTAAACCTAATCCATCTATATCTCGGGATTTCGTAAAATCAACTTGTGTTTTATTATAGTCAATAGCATCGCTAAATGGGTTATTAGCACCTTGAACTACAATTATTAAATTTTCAGTATTTTGGTTAAAATAAGAAACTTCATTATGTAAAAGTTCCAATTTTCGTCTATCATAGAATAAACGACATTCACTAAACATAAAAATAAAAGAAATAAAAACTATAAAAGTTTCAAATGATTTTATTTTATTTAATTTTTTAATAAAATAAATAAGAATAACTAACCCAAGAATAAATCTAATATTTAGAATTAACCCGTTGAAGATTGCCTGAGCCCAAGTCCCATTGTTACCTTTAATTATTTCAAGAAAATTAGATAATATCTCCATTCCCTAAAAATAAGTAACTAATATAACTCTATCAAGAGAAGTTAACGGTTTTTAAATTTTTAACTCTAATGTTAATATCTTTGTTTGAATATTTAATTTGATAAGTTTGATTTGGTTGAGCAAAAATAGTATCGTCAATCAATTCTATTTGATGTGTAGTATTATCTAAATATCTTTGAGATGTTTGAGATGATGAATATTGACCCCCAACTTGATTAAACACTTGAATATCAGATAACGAAACTACTCCGTTTTCACTCTGTATCAATCTTCTTAATTCAGAAATATTAACATTCTCACCCATTTGTCTATTTGTTGGGTCAAAATAATCAGAAACAATTGTGATTATTTGAGATATCACAGTTCCTTGATTTTGGGTACCATCCAACACAACATCAATATTAAAACTTAAATCAATAACATTAGCACTTTGTATTGAAACATAATCATTTATCATACGATAGTTTGATAAGTAATTTGCAACATTATTCTTTAATGTATTTGATATTACTTCAGTTAATCTACCTGTTTCATCATAAGATAACATCTGAACGATTATCTTATTATTATTTTCTGTTATTGATACCTTTGCCGGAGCACCAAATTGAGATGGCATTGTTCTAATAATTGACTCATAGTCATTTACCGTTACAGCTCTTTTTTGTGATGAAAAATTATAGGATACTAAATTTCTAACTTCCTCTGTTGTTGGAAAACTTGCCCCACCAATAGCCGCAGTAACATTCGTACATCTTAATGAATTAACCACTGTTGTATTTACACTATCTGAAGGTCCATTAACAAAAAATGATACTGTACCAATTTGAGTAATCGCATTAACCCCAATATTACTAGCAACACCACCACCAACTCTATATTGGATGAATAATGTTGTGTTTGGTTTTAATGTGGTACCTAATGCTAAATTATTTGAATATTTGTATAAATTCAATTGATACCCATTTCTTGCAAACTCTCTTAGTTGTTCATCTGCAGATTGTGACCCACCACCAAATGTAACTTTTAAAAACCCTTCAGGTGTAAATTCAGTGATAAATTTAGTACTTGTTTGAATATACTTACCAACTTTAATTCCCGGAGCATCCGATACTTTTGTAGGGTCCTCAACAAACACTCTATCTTCAGCTAATGAATCCACTTCATACCATCTATTATCCAAACCTAAAAACTCTTGTACTGATGGAATATTAGTATATTGAGTACTATCTTTTAATAAAACACTAGTCACACCTAATACATTCTTATCTGGTAAAAATAATTCATAAAATGGTTTAACATCATTTGGTGTTATAACTTTTTTAAATACTTTTGTAGTACCATTAACCACAGTTTCTTGTTTAGTTATTGTATAATTGATTAATTTATTGTTAGAATCAAAATTAGGTATTTTTAATCTATTTGGGTAACCTTCCGCATTAATAGGTGACGCAAAATCAATATCATAAACCGTTTCAAAAACTTGTCCCGCACCATTAACTTGAGAACCTCTTCGTAATATCCCACAATATCTTAAATCTTCTTTATCCCCATATGCAGGAACAGTTATTGAGAAATTAACCAAAGCTACTGAAGGTCTCATCCCCGGAACTTTTAATCCATAAGTTTTTGCAATATTAAATACTGACGACCTTTGTTGCGCAAATTGGAGAACAGTTTCTTGGATACTTCTATCAATATTAAATTGTAAATTATCCGTTACCGCGGCATTTAAATCTAACAATACAGAGAAAACTGACGCATCATTAAAGTTTTGGATTGTATCAGGATAATATGTTTTAGTAAAGTTAATTAACTCCGTTCTAATTGATTGGAAATCCCTTGTTGTATAGGAAATTTTCTTATTTGCCATAATTTTATATATTAATAATTACAAAGTCACTACTATTAAACACATCATTATTGATGGTATAATCAATTTTAACTTTTGCGGTATGTTCTTTATTTGACATATTTGGTACTCTAAATACTCTTTCATCATTATCGTTAATATAACTACCTTTGTCTTCATCTCCATCAGAAGCCGCGGTAATACTAATATTAGTAATTCTTATACCAGGTAGATATACTCCCGCAGCCTCTCTTATTTCTGAATCTATTTCAGAAAAAGTAGGACCGTCTAAAGGTTCAAAAATAAATTCATATAATCTTGTACCAAAATCCGGTAAATAATATCTACTACCTTTTTTAGATAATAAAAGGTGTATTAAATTAGACCTAACTTCTTGGTCATTATAATCTGATAAATCTAAATACTTCCCATCAAAAGAATCTCTGAAGGGAAAAGTTAAACCATATGTAATTCCATCTGCCATAACTATAAATATAGTGTCGTCATTATTTTTTATAAATACCCCCAAAATAAAAAATCACGACCTAAGCCGTGATTTATATTCTTATTAAGAACCACATCCGAAACATTCAAATTCCGTATCGGTTGGTTTTTGTGTTAATTCAACTTTTGGTTTCTCAATTTGTTTTGGTTGATTCACCTTTGAAATGTCCACCGCCAAGTGTTTAGCTCCGGTTGATATCGCCTTTGTTCTAACATAATAACAAAGTGTTTTCAATCCTTTACCCCACGAATGGAAGTGTGATGATGATATCTTTGATAATGTTGGATTAGACATATAGATATTCATTGATTGTGATTGGTCAATGAATGGTGCTCTGTCAGCCGCCATATCAATAAGTTCTCTTTGAGATATTTCCCAAATTGTTTTGTACTTTGGAATTAAATGCTCAATTCTTTTAACTTTCTTGTTATAATTTTTATCTTCTTGGTCAAGGTAATTATTAAAGTTAATATTTTGTATTGACCCTTCATTCATAATGATTTCATTTTTTAAATCTTCAGACCAAATACCAATTTTTTCAAAATCATTAATTAAGTATTTGTTAACAATTAAAATTTCTCCCCCAACTACACGACGATTAAATAATGCCGAGTGAGCAGGTTCTGTCATTTCAAATGAACCTGTAATCTTAGCTGAAGATGCTACCGGCATCTGAGCCGTAAATAACGAGTTACAAACCCCGTGGTTGGATACTTCCAATTTAAGTGAATCCCAATCCCACATTCTTCCTAACCCTTCGTAATCTAACCCCCACATATCAAATTGGAAAATACCTTTTGACATCGGAGACCCTTTAAAGAATTTGTATGGTTTGTATTCACCTGTTTTACATAATTCCATACTCTCGGTGATTGCCGCGAAGTAGATTGTTTCAAAGATTTCTTTGTTTAATTGTTTTGCCTCTTCAGATGTGAAAAGATAATCCATTAAAAAGAATACATCCGCAAGTCCTTGTGTTCCAATAGCAATTGCTCTTTGTTCTAACCCACCTTTTCTTCCTTGTTCCGTTGAATAACTGTTGATATCAACGACTTTGTTAAGTGCTCTAACAACCTTTCTAACTTCACTATAAAGTAATTTGAAATCAAACTCTCCTTTAACAATAAAATTCTTCAATACCATAGATGATAATGTACAGATAGCTGTAGTAGTTTCATCGGTGTATTGGTAAATCTCATTACATAGGTTAGATTGTTTAATTACCCCAATATTTTGATGATTTGTCTTTCTGTTTGCACTATCTTTAGAACATAAATAAGGAACACCTGTTTCAACCTGTGATTCAATGATTTTATTCCAAATTGTCTGAGCTTTTACTTTTTTACCTAAACCAAGTTCAACCGCTTTGTTGTAGTTTGATTCATATTCGTCACCATACGCTTCTTGTAATGGTTTGATACCCGCTTTAATAATATCATTAGGACAGAATAAATACCAATCATCATTATTCTTAACAGCTTCCATAAAGTTGTCCGGTAACCAAATTGAGGTAAACAAATCTTTTGCTCTCAATTCTTCTGCTCCTGTGTTCTTTTTAATTTCAAGTAAGTCAATTATGTCTTTATGCCAAGGTTCAATGTAGATAGCCGCACTACCGGGTCTTCTACCTTGTTGATTAAAAAATCTTAGTCCTTCGTTAACAATCTTTAGGTATTTTAATAAACCACCCGCAAATCCACCTGATGAGTTAATACGACTCTCTTTACTACGAATATTAGACATACATAATCCAATACCAGCAGCGTCAGACGAATATGTTGAAATGTCGTTGAATGTTTGTAATAAACCTTCTCTTGAATCCCCGTGATTGTATTTTAATACACAAGAAGCTAATTGAGGTGTTCTTGTTCCGGCATTAATCATAATAGGTGTTGCCGGAGAGATAAGTTGATTTGATAATGAATTATAGTATTCAACCGCCTCTTCAAACGACTTAGTCACCCATAAAGCCACTCTCATATACATATGTTGAGGTCTTTCAATTACTCTACCTTCCGGAGTTTTTAACAAATACATTTCTGATAACGATTTCCACGCAAAATAATCAAAATTGTAATCATTCTCGTGGTTTATTACAGAATCAATATTTTGAGGACCATATAGTTCAATAGTTTCCATTAACTTATCGTTAATGATACCATCTATGTGTAATGTGTGCATTGTGTTACAAAAACTTGCGTCAGTCTCTTTATGATATGCCGAGATAGCAACAGATGACGCTAACCGTGAATAATCGTGATGACTCCCGGTATATGCCGCAGCAATCTCGTAAACCAATTTATCCAACTCTTTTGTTGTAATAACACCCTCTGTTGGAACAGAAGTAATCACCTTAATGAAAACCTCATCCGCGTTTACGTTTAATCCTTTTGCGGCACGTTTAACTCTATTATAAATTTTTTGGGGGTTGAAAGAAACTTCGTCACCCCCTCTTTTTCTTATCTTTAATGACATCATATTAAAAATCCTCCGTAAATGTTAATGACTCGCCTAACTTGGCCTTTTGATACTCCATTGTTCTTGATTCAAAGAAGTTACCTTTTGTTTCAACAGCAATCTGTTCCATAAATTTAAATGGTTGTTCCACATTAAAGTGTTTTTTACATCCAAATTTAACTAATAACCCATCAGTAACAAACTCAAGGTATTGTTTCATTAAGTTAGAATTCATACCAATTAAAGACACTGGTAATGACTCAGTAATAAATTCTTTTTCAATCTCTAATGCCGACAATAAGATTTCTTTAATTCTTTTCTCCGTTGGTTTGTTCTCAACGTGATTGTTAATCAAATGAATAGCAAAATCACAATGTAAATTCTCATCCTTGAAGATAAGACTATTAGCATTACATAATCCTTGCATAATTCCTCTTGATTTCATCCAAAAGATAGAACAGAATGAACCTGAGAAGAAGATACCTTCAACAGCCGCAAACGCCACTAATCTTTCTTGGAAAGAAGCATTCTCAATCCAATCCAAAGCCCATTTAGCTTTCTTTTGAACTGCTGGTAATCTATCAATTGCGTGAAAACATTCATCTTTCTCTTTATCATTAGACACATACGTATCAATCAATAATGAATACATTAACGAGTGAATGTTCTCCATCATAATTTGAAATCCGTAGAAGAACTTCGCTTCAGCATATTGAACCTCTTTTAGGAAATTCTCAGCCAAGTTTTCATTTACAATACCATCGGACGCTGCAAAGAACGCTAATATATTTTTAAGAAAATATCTCTCATTATCTGATAGGTTCTCCCAATCTCTAATATCGTTAGATAAATCCACTTCTTCTGCTGTCCAAAATGCCGCTTGATGTTGCTTGTAAAACTCCCATATATCGTTATGTTGTATGGGAAAAATAACAAATCGGTCGTTATTTGGTTCTAATATTTTTTCTTTCATATTAATTATTTTGTTGTTGGTTTTTTTCTTTTCTCTTGTCTAACAAGTCTTTTATTCTTTGTCTGTTTCTTTCTTCGGTTTGTTCTTCTAATCCTAAGAAGGTCACTGAACTCTCTGTATCAATCTCCAACATACCGTTATCAAATTTACAATTCTCAAATACAACACCATCATCACCAATACGTGATTTAGTAATTGCAATTGTAGCTAGTTTCATTTCTTTTTGTTGTAGAGATTTAGCCACGGAAATAATTACGTGTCCAACCTGAGCTTTTTTAATAGACCCACCCATTTGGTCGGTAGTTACAACATCCGAAGATATTGAACTTCTATTACCCTGAGTTGCTGTCCATCCTACTAAATCAAGTTCGTGACACATAGATTCAAAACCTCTCATCACAGACCCTTCAGATTTCCATTCATCCCCCAAGTTTTTATCCGGAACCACACAATCAATGTAGTCCAATAATACCATATCAACTTTGATTCCCTCAGACATCATTTTTCTGATTTGGTTCTTAATTTGCACCATTGTTATGGTATCAGATGGAAGTTTTTTAAGTATCAATTCATTAGGCATTTTCTCCTTAATTTCTTGAACTTTAACCATTACCTCATCTTTTCTTAAAGACAAATCATCCGGGTGGATTTTTGTCCATAATGTAATGTGTTTACGTTGAATAATCTTTGGGTTATCCTCAAAGAATATTTGTAAAACATTGTATCCCAAATTAAATGCGTGATTTGAGATTTTTGTAAGTAAAGTAGATTTACCTACACCTGTTGGTGCTAAAATAACACCGATTTCACCTTTTGCCAACCCTCCTTTTAAGAGTCTATCTATACCCGGAATACCCATTGGTATCGGATGACGATAATCTTCGTTTAGAACATCATCTAAGTTACTAAAAACACTTTCCGTTCCCTTATCGTGTTCTCCAACTTGTAACGCCTTACTAACCATCTCCTCTAATGTGTCATAACTTTCAAATTCACCGGTATCAATGATTTTTTGAGCTTTAACCATTACTTTCTGTAACTCCTGTTGTTTACAGAACTTCATTGATTTTTCTTGTACAAATTCAGCCCCTTCAAGCGTAGACTCCTTAACTTTTGTAAGGGTATCAATAATGATTTTTGCCGCTAGAGGTTGTTGTATCTCAGATTTTGTAATTTGTTCTAAGGTGTCAAAGGTTGGTGTGTGTTCGTATTTTGTGTAATACTCCTTAATCATTTGAATGATTAATTTGAAATATTTATTCTCAAAATAACTTGTTTCAATCACATCTATAATTGACCGTGAAAAGTCTTTGTCGATAATGATTTGGTTTAATAATTGTATCTGAAAGGTACTACCTAGATACTCGAAATTTTTGTTTGACGCCATATATTTTTTCTTTTAGTGTAATAATAAATACTACACACTTAGGGTAACATCCAGATATTTTTTTGTTAAATTTTTAGATGAAAAGATGTCAGTCAAGTTCATCAACAAGTTTTTTAGGTGTGGGCGTACATCCACAGTATATCTTACCTTTGGAGGGTATACTTTAGCATCCACTTGTCTATGACAAATTGTCACATCATTTTGTTTTATGAAGATGTTGAAATACTCCGGACCATCAATATAAGACGTTTCCAAAATAGATGGATTGTTAACGATTTCATACATATTATCCGTCATATATGTTACGGTTTTCAACGACAATTGTGTTTGAATGTCGTCTTTAAATTCACGAAGTAAGTCATAAAGTTCTAATGAGTTTTTACCCTCGTTATTAAACTCCCTTACGTTAAAAAATCTCTGTACAATGATGTTATCGTTTACCATCATTAAGAATTCTAATTTTACCGAATCTTGGTCTTTCATAATTTTAATTAATTGTTTTTGTAATTTCTTTTTTCTTTTCTCGTTAGTTTCATAAAGGGTCTAACAAAATTAACCCACGCATCATCTCCCTTTGGTAGATACTTAAAAAAACCGTCTTCCATCATCATTTTAATAAGACCTCTATGACCCCTTCCATCAGGGTCTAAAGTTTCTCTATAATATAGTTCAACAAGTTCTTTAGCGTCATCAGTAATTAATGGATTTGATAAATTTATGATTTTTTCGTTTATAACAAAATATTCATCACCATAAACACCACTCTTAGTTTTACCGGATAATAAATTTTGTAGTGTTTTATTATCTTTATTTTCCTTCAGTAGAATTTCAGCCTTTTCTAAAATATCGGTAATTGAAACCGGTTTTTCAAGTAACTCAGGAAAAAACTTTATAAGAGTTTTCTCTCCCAACCCTGAAATACCATCAATATTGTCCGATTTATCTCCTGATAAAATTTTGTAAGTCCTAATGTTTTCGTGAGGAAATTCGTAAAAATCACATTTGATTTTACTTCCTAAATGATAAGTCTCTTTGGTTCTTGGATAATATACCGATACCTTATCCGAGATAAGTTGGGTAAGGTCTTTATCACCTGAGAATATGGTTTTTTGTTCGTTCTCCGAGATTTGGCAATAGTAAGCAATCAAATCGTCCGCTTCGTTATTATCTACGTTGATTTGTCTTATATAACAGTCCTCTAAGTATTGTTTGATTCTCTCTTTCTGCTCAGTGAAAGAATCTAACTTATACTCGTTGTCTCTGTCTCTACGTTGTTCTTTATATTGGGGATAAATAAGTTTGCGAGCTGAAGAGTTATCATCACCATCCCACATAACAACAACTTTATCAAAGTTTTTTTCATCTATCAAACGTCTAATTGTATTGATAAAATGCCATAACCCACCTATGTGTTTTGTTCCGTTAAAAAAATCTTTAACTCCGCAAATACCAACCTTTAATAGGTAATTTCCGTCGACCAAAAGTGTTTTAGTCATTTGTTTTGTTTGTATTCGTTACTATAAAATTTTGTTACTTTTTTTCAAATTATCTTCCGCCCATAATGGTTGAAGATTTTCATAATGACACAACTTATAAAGTTCGTCTTTTGTTTTCGCCGATGATAATGGAATGATGTGGTCAATATGCCATTCACTCCTATTTTCCCAACTCATACCATCAATAAATTGGTTTTCTAAATGTTTTTTAAGAAATTCCGGAGAACAACTCACAATATCAAAAGTTTTATCTTTTTTTTCTGTGTTAAAATGTTTAAAAATTTGTCTAGTCCTATGACCAAGATTTTCCCTTAAATTAAAAATAACATCGGTTTGTCTACGTTTTTTTCTATATTGATTAATGTATTTTTGTAATCTTTCTTTATTTTTATCACGATATTCTTTTTGATTTTTTGATGTTTTTTCACAATTTTTGTTAACATATTCTTGACATTTTTTTAAAATACTATTTTTATTAGATTCATAATATTTTTTTTGTTTTTCAAGTAATTGTTGTTTATTTTCATCATAATAATTTTTCAAATATTTTATCATATAATCAGGATTTTCATTTTTCCATTTTTTATTCTGATTACGATACTTTTCAATATTTTTTAAATATTCCTTTTGTTTACTTTCTTTAACTTTATCAGGATTTTGTTCTTTATAGATTTTTAAAATATTGTTTTTACAAATTTTACAAGTAGATGTTAAACCATCTTTTTTTTGTTTATCTTTATAAAATTCACAAACTTTTTTTTCTTCATTACATTTAGAACAAACTTTAGTTTCCATTTTTATTCTTTTTCTTCTTTTAAATCAAAATCACCATCAGTTCCAATTATTTCTTTCCAATAGTCAGCATATTCTTTTTTATATTTTTCAATATTTGATTTCTCTTCAGTAGAATCTTTACCCGCTAAAAATCCGTGTGGGGTTACAATAATCTTACCATCTTCATAACCCAATCCGTTAATGTGATTTTTTAAGACCGAAACTTTACTTCTAATGGCAAATTTGATACTTCTTTTATCTTTAGTGGCAGTTATCTTATTTGTTCCCGCACCTTTTTGATTACCAAATAAAAATACTAACGAAGAATTTAACCAAATAGCGTTTCCTCCCTTGGCCATAATCTTAGGCTGACCAAATGGGTTATCCGGTAACTCCACCCAAGGCTGATTCACGATAATTAAAGTGTTTTCATATTTTGAATCTGACCTTCTACTACCTGATATTCTTTGATTAATACCCATCCCAATTTTATCTGATAACGCTCCGGCCGTGTGTTGCTTCCCACCTTTTCCGTCAAAAGTCATTTTGCAGGGAACACTGCCAACACTATCCCACATTATACATAAACTGTAATCTAATTCTCCTTTTTCTTGAGCATCAAGTAATGAATTTATATAATCAGTGATTTGTTCAATATATTCAAAATTATTATTAAATATAAAGAATCCATCCCAATCTAATTCTCCAGTTTCTTCATCAACAACTTCTTCACATTCAAACCCCATTAATTTAGCGTGTTCAAACGACCACTTCTGTTCAGTAATTATGAATACCGGTAAAATACCTTTTTTCTGAGCATCAACAGCAGTTTTTACCAAAGCCGTGGTTTTTCCTGTGTCTGAATGACCCAAGAACATATTTAAGTGTCCTATTGCAGGACCAGGTAATCCAACCGCGTCCAAAAAGTCAGGACCTAAGTCAAAAAAACTTTGTGGTTTATATTTAGCCGATGTTGAAAATTTGTCCTTAATGGACTTAAAATCGTGTTTTTTAATCGCCATATGTATATATTAATTTAATTTTTTAGTTTGTTTAGACAAGTTGGACACCAAGTATGTCTCAGTGTCCAAGTTATATGTCTAAGTTTTGTGTGACTAAAATGGCATATCATCGTCCTCTTCAGCACCCGCTTGTGGGTCAATCGGTGCAGATGGTTTAGAACCACCAAATGACATTTCAGCCTCGTCAGAGTTACCATAGTCATAACCACCTTTGTCAGTATTCCATTTTGGAGTTTCACCTCTTGCAATAGCTTCTAAGTACTCAACCGGTTTTTTAGAGTAAACATCTTCCCAAGTTAGCTCATCGTTAATCCAAGAATCAGCAGTTGTTTTATTTTCGTGAATTGGTGCCGCATCATCATACATAACCGTTTGAATCACTGTATAAACCGCCCCTTTTGGAGTTTTAGCTTTAGTTAATTCTAAGATAAGGTCTCTACCTTTTTCAGGGTCCGCAATGTCTCCTTTGTTTCTGTAGATAGGAATGATTTTGTCATAGATACCTTCATTTTTGTAGTTAGATTTGAATCTCCAAAATTTAACACCATCTTCTTCGTTATCTCTGTCGATAACTTTAACAATGTAAAATTTACGCGATAAGTAATTTGAAGCCAATTTTTTATCTTCTTCTTTACCTGTTGAACGAAGTTCTTCGTAAACCTCTGTTAAAGGTGAACGCTCATTGTCATTTTTTCCTGGGTCATAAAATTTTTGGAATTTTCCATCAACTTGAATCTCGTGGTACCAAACTTCTTTAAATGGTGAAGAACCATCTGTAGTTGGTAAGATTCTTAATCTTCTTTGGCCTTGAGTTTCCTTATCTTGAAGGATTGCCGCGAAGTATTTTTTCATTCTTTCTTCTTGTGTAAATTTTGAGGTAGAAGAAGTACTACCTTGTTTAGCTTTCTCGTATTGAGCTAAAACTGCGTCTAATGAATTTGTCGCCATAGTGTTTAAAATATTTAAAGGTTTATAAAAGTATAAGTGTCAGCCGTGTGTTTGTCAAATTGTTTTGTGAAAAAAAGGGTCCGAAAACCCTTTTAATTATCTTAGTTGTTGGAATGATGTTGGTTTACCTTCATCACCAAAATTTCTAAATGTTTTTTTAATTTCAATTGGAGAATAATCTTCAACATCATCTTGAGTTAAAATATATTCATTTTTTCCGGATTTTTCCATATCATCTTCTTTATCATCAAAGAATTGACTTAATTTTTGATTAAATGGACCCGAATCTAAACTTCTAAGTTCTAATTTTTCTTGGGGTGTTTTTTCTCTATATTTTTCAATCTTCATCTCTAAATCATTTAATTTAGACATAATACCATCCATCTCACCTAATTTAGTTTCTAAATTATCTAAATGTTGGAATAAGTTATCAAAATATTCTTCTTGTTTTTCTTCAACTTTTTTCTGAGATTTAACTAAATCAGTGATATCCATTTCTTCTGTTTTACCAACCGAGTCATCACCAACTTTTTCAACATCAGGGTCATTTTCTAAATCAACCGGTTGAGGTCCTGCCGGTGCCGCTGGCGCTGCCGGAGCAACATTTGGGTCAACAGGTGCCGGAGCTCCACCCGCAGGTGGTAAAGCATTTGGGTCCTCACCCGGAGGTGGAGGTAATGTAGCATCTTGTTCAACAATATAACTATTGATTGAATTATATCTAGCAATTTCTTCTAAAATTCTATTATCTACTTTTTTCATTTTATCCGTTTAATAATTGTTTTACACCAGTTGTTGTTTCAACTTGTATTTTTCTATTTTGACTCATTGTGTTGTCAACTCTTTCTATTAGACCATCTTTCATTCTAATTGTATAACAATCACCTGAATCTAAATCGCAAACTTGTTTTGAACCGTTACCCATATCTTTTTCTGTAGTACGGGTTTTTTTACCTAAGTAATTTTCTAATAATGATTTTGTATCCATAATCTTTTTTATATATAAATATCTGTTTATTTGTAAATGTTACTGATTTGGTGTTTTACTATAATTACCACTTATTGGATTATAAACGTTTATAGCCTCTTGAACTTTACTCTCAATAGTTGTTATATTAGTAGAACTCATAGTAGTATATTCATCCTCATTTTTTGGAATAATAGCATCACCATATAATATTATAAATTTAGTAATGTCTTTAGCCGTTATTTTATTAATCTTCCCAACTCTATCTTTATATCTTGAGATTAAAAATTCAACATTTTGATTTAAACTATTAAATGTAACATACGGAGTATTTGAATTACTACAATAATATTTTTTACTAGTAAAGAAAGGTTCTACCGATGGACCCCAATCTTGTAATAAATCTGTATTACTAAAATTATAAAATTGAGATTGTAACATACCACTTTGAGATGACCTTATATACATTGTTGCAAAAACCGAATATTGTAATTTTTGATTTGTTGTTTTTGAGGATATTAAATCAACAACTTCTTTGTATGTCACACCAGAACTCAATTTATCGTTAGTAATCGTGAACTTACCGTATTTATCTTGTTTGGCAGTTATAGGTTTACAATTTTGACTATTACTTTGAGTTGTCCCATCTTGTTTTGTATTTTCATCCACTTTATTATTAGTTTGTTTTATAATATCGGTGTTTGTTGTCGCCTGTTTAAGAGCCTTTTCTTTCTCTTGTTTATTTTTTTTATTTTTATCAACAATTGTTTGTAATAATGTTGATTTAAGAGATTGAATATAATTATCAATTTTAGGTAGAGACGCTGTTGGTTGTCTAATACCTTCAAAAGTTGTTTGAAAACTTCCTGGTGATATTGAATGGTCTACTCTCTGTATCATATAAGGTCCGCTAAACATTGGAACATACCTCAAATTAAAATACATTGTAGGTTGTATCATAGCATTACCCATCATAGTAACTTGACAGGTATAACTTCTATTTTTATATAAATTATATAATGAGTTACTTTGAGTTGACTCCTTTCTACTATTTGATTGATTAGCCAGTTTATTTAAAACCTCTAATGATTCCGCAGTTGCTAATCCCGGATTTTGACTAACATTAAACCCTTGAAATATTGATTGATTTTGTGGTCCAATATCAACATTAAATCCAACGACTTTATTTGATTTATCCCAATCGTTTTTACCTATTTGATTTTCCACTAATGGGTTGTCAACACGTCTTAAATCAAACGCATCATTTCTATAACGATAATCAACATTCTCTTTTAAATCCAATTGTTCGCTTGGTTTTCCCGCGTAAAAACAAACCATCTTTGCTGATGAATTTCTATAATCAACACTCATAAATGTACCAAATAACGTGTTTGCAAATTCTAAAGTCCCCTCAGGTTTTGGTTCCGGATTTTTAACTGCGTCTTGCACATTGTAAAAATTAACATATGACGGTATATTCATCACAACAAAATTATTTTCAACTAATATTGTTTGAACATATACTAACATTGTTGTAGCAGGATTAATTGTTGTTAAATTATCTTTTAATTTTGAAACATCAACTAAAATCAAATTACCAACATCCCTACTAGCCCTATCCAACAATAAAATATCTTCAAATAAAGTTTTTTCTTTAAAGTCAGTTCCCGAAATCCATTTATCATTAGTCGCCTTAAATGATTCCCACAATTCAAGTTTTGTTTGTTTACTCTCCAAAACTGTTTCAGGTTTTTTTTGAGGTGTAAAATCAACATTAGGTAACGCTTTTTGTATTTTAAGGATTGTGTTATTAATAATTCTATCATTAAAAGAATCTAAATTTTCTAAATACCCATCCATTAATTTAACAAACTTTTTATAATTTAAAGTTTTGTCTTTTAATTTTTGAGTCGCATATATCTTAATTATTGGGGCCAATTTTTCAATATTATACACATCAAACGCCACATTACAATCTATGAAAAAATCTGTAATATATGAACCACTATCTTTATAAGTTAGTTCGGGTATTTCAGAAAAACCAACATAGGTTTCTAAAGCTTTCCACTCTAATGGATAATTACTGATTGAATTATTTTGTGTTGTCCCTGACGGTAATGAATTTGGTGTAGTATAATTATAATAATCCCAAGTAACCGGTGTTGCAATATAATATTTATTTGTTTCTATAGAATAATTACTTGTAAAAGTATAGAATAATTGTTTGTTAAATGATGAAGGATTACCTAATTTAAAATAATAGTCATAATTTAAAAATTGAGAAATTATATTAGAAATATTTGTTAATTGTTTCTCTTGAACATTTTTAACCCATTCTTCATTATTTGTTGATGTATTAGTTATTTTCATCATATTTCTCATCAATGATTGAAAATTTTTAAATGATTTTTGAGTATTAGTAATTACAGGGTCGGTATCCACCTCATAATCATAAACTGAAATTGAAAAATTTAAAAATTCTTTTTCAAACTCATCTAAAGAGTTTCTATCAAAAACCGAAAATATTTCACTCATTTTTGTGTAATCTGACAACACTCCATTAATTGAGAAATTTTCTTGGTCACTTTGTCCATTCCAAACTTGTTTTAAATAACGAATAGGGTCCGGTTTAATCACTTTACTATTATCAAAATACCCATAATTAGGTGCTGACCAAAATAATCTAGCAGACCCATTATACATTGATGTATTACCTGAAACTTGATAAACTAAATTATTTGTTTTATCAAAACATTCATCTTTTGTTTGGTTAATTAATGACCCGTGAGAAGGTAAAACATAAATATATTGACCGTAATCCGCAACAATAGAAACAGACCAAGGAATCACCGAAGTTGTTCTACTATTTCCAGTTGTGGTACCTATAACATTATTTATAACCGATTCAGGTACATAATTTAATAATATACCGTCATTAAAACCTTTTTGAATGTCCGCACTTGTATAACCGGTATAAACATTATATCCTTGATAAAAAACATTAAAATCGTTAATTAATTTAGGATAAAATCCTGTATTAATTATTGTTTGAACGTTAGTTGCCCCCATTGGAATTGAGAATGTTGGAATTATGTTTGTTGTTTCTAAAACCATTGTCGTTGCAGAAACTTGACCCGGAATTGTAAAATTATACACTGTTGATGGTTTACCACTAACCGGGTCATAATTTTTAACATAATCAAAATTTTTCCAACAATTATCTAAAATATCAACATTAGTATTAACATATTTTTTATAACGATGCCAAATAGAACCTATTTTTAATACCCAAGCATATGGAACTTTATGAACCGCCGCAAATTTCTTCATAGAGGCAAATATATAATCTAAACTCTCATCTGAATAAACTGACTGATTACCTGTGTAATTTTTATATTTTTCTCTTAATGTTGATAAAGGTAAGCTATTAATAAACAAGTAAGCAGCACTAATATAAGGATTAGTAACACCATTTTTAGAATTTTCAACACCTTCTTGAATTGCGTTTATAAAATATGGTGTATTTAAAATTGATGTTGTTTGATAATTACTAACAAGACCACTATAATTTAAATACTTAACATCCCCTTCTGTAGGTAATTGATTAGTATATGTTCTACTTGCATAAAAATTTCGTAAATCATTATCAATAATTGTTGGCGTTACAATATTTTTATAAACAAAATTAGTAATTGGTTTTTTAATATCTTGAGATTGACCATCACTAAAATTTGAAACAACTTTTTTAGTTGAATTATACAATAATGTTTTAGTTGTGTTAAAAGCCAATAACTCATCAGTTGAAATTCCATTAGCTAAATTATTCTTTACCCAAGTTTTATCAGTAAATGGATATGTATCGGTAAAATCATATTTATTAGAAGTTGTTGATGTTGAAATATAATTAACTATGTCAGCTTCATTATTTAATGAAACTAATGGTTGGGATAACGATGAATCAATTTCTTTTTTACTAATAAATTTAAACGGTGCGTTTTCAACTGTGTTTTTAATATAACCAGTGTTAAAAATTCCTCGTATATAATTTTGCCAACTCATAGAAACTCCCTCATTTGATATATGTTTTAATACATTTTCAAAATTAGCAGAACTTAAGTTATATGTTTTTAAAGTTTTAATTAATTCAACATCACTGTTATCTGACAAACTATTAGTAATATTAATAGATTCCCCTTCACTAATAACGTTTGAAACTTTATCAGCATCTGAGGTTAAATTATTTGACCTGTCTAATTTTGAATAATGAGAAGTTAATAATGTTCTTTCATATACTTCATAAAGGTATTTACTAACAACTTTATTTTCAAAAATCTCGTTTTTAGCAGGAAACTCAATTGCCCCTAAAGACACTCTATTTGGTTCTGTTACTGAATTTGATATTTTTGTTAATGGGGGTGGTGGCGGTGTTTTTTGAGTCATCCCATTGATAAATTCTTCAACAAACTCAATCTCAGGCCAAACATCATATAAGTAACCTTTTGTTTCACCAATAATATCACTATCACCAGGATATCTTAATTCATATTTTTCTTGTCCTTTTTCACCCGGAGTTTCTTTAATAACTTGAGGCCAAGGATATACCGGTTGATTTTTATCATCACCGGAACTTTTATTATCCGCACTTGCGTTAGCAATTTGTTGATTAAAAATTACACCCTTTCTAATTTTACTATCTCTTTGTTCCCAAGCCTTGGTATGAACCTCATCTAATAAACGTAAGAACGCTTCACCATTTGCAAAAACAACGGCCAAGACATTTCTCATAGTTGGAACAAATCCAATACCATTTTCTTTATTTTCTAATAATTCAGCAAGTGCTTTAGTTAAAGCATCTTCAATTTCATTTCTTTTAGTTTTTAAATCTTTACCCATTCTATCAATTAAATCAATAAATGAATTGGTACCTTCAAATACAAAGTAATTAGACACAACTTGTTTAGCTCCATTTTTAAGTGTTACCGTCGTATTTTCAAACAATTTTTGATTGTCTAACTCACCTTTAAATTTTACCAAATCTTCCGGTGTAGATTGACTATTTTTTCTTTGTAATTTATAAGTTTCAGTTAAATCAATATCGTCAGATGTGATATTTATTGGAAAAACATTTTCATATGTTATACTATTAGGTATTGAACATTTAACAACTTTACCATTAATCGTATAACTACCCTTACCATTAACATTACCACAAGTAGCATTATTATTAAGTAAGGTATTATATTTAGAAATTAACCCTTTTAATTTAGATATTGCATCATTTTTCTTTTGAGCATCTAAATTTTTCTTAAATGTGTATATTTTTTGACCTGTTTTATTTTTAATGTAATAATTTTCATTATCCATAAATTCATTAAACCAAGAAACTTTTAAGGTGTAAAACACTTCTTTCTGATAATCCATTAATTGACTATTATAAGTGTCTAAATTAGTTAAAGGGTCTAAATTTTGTTGGATAAATGAATCAAGAATATCTTTTATAAAATTCTCAAGTTTATCTTTTAATTGCATTAATGTAATTTCCGGGAAATCATTTGGAATTAAACCTTTAGATTTATATTCACTATACATTTCTCTTATTTTCTGATAACCTCGTTCAATAACTACACTATCTGTTTTTGTTGTTTTACTTGGACCACCACTAGTTTGACTAATATTAAATCTTGATTGATACATATGTGGGGTGGCTAAAAGAGCCGCCATTGTCACATCACTTAACACAGTATATTTGTATGTATAGAATTTTAAATCAACTGTAAAATTAGCCGTCTCCGCGTTATATGTGGTTGTAAAATTTTGTAACATTAACCCTAATCTAACCGCTTTACCAAAATAACCTTTAATTGTTAAATGAAATAATGGATATGGTAAATTAAAAAATGCCGCGTAAGGAGAATTATCCCCCGCCTCAAATAATGCACGACCTTTAACATCAACTAATCTAATATCAATTGTTGGTAAAAAATCTAATCCTTGTCTAATGTTAATTGAGGTAATACCTAATAGTCCATTGTCTGTGGAACCCTGTTTACCTCCTGAACTAATAGTTTGTTTAAGATAAAAGTCATCACTATTATTAGGATTAACAACACTATTAAATGTGGGTTGATTAACCCCTTCACCTTTTATAGCATCTTTACCGGTTAACTCATCAGTATAAGAATTATCTAAATAAGCCTTATCACCCGGTTTTAAAAAGTTAATTTTAGCAATTGATATAGTTCTAATAGAATCATTGTTTGCCGTACCAATAGCAAGTTTAGTTCTTGGTAATACACTACACTCAAGATTGGCATACATTACCAAGTCCTCTTGTCTAACATTCCTATCCCTTACTTTATTATCACTATCAACAACTTTGTTTGGGTCAATAATTGTTATGTTGTTGTAGTCGAATTCGACTAATATATTTTCGGTTTTATCTACCATAATAATAGAAATGATTGTCTAATTGAGATTTATATTCTTGTAAAGATGATACTAATGGAAATGGGATTGTCAATATAGCCGCATCCGGTATAGACCATTCATTCCCACCAAATATTGGATTAGCGGCCAATATTAACCATCCAAATGTTGGGGTTCCATAGTATTGTTGTGATATTTTATCCAATCTAGATTGCCCAACTTTGTAAATATACCTTTTATCTGACGATTTACTTGAAATAGAAATGTATGGGACAACGCTTTGTTCCCCATTTAATAAAAATTGATTATATCTATTATAATTTTGTCTATTATTCATTTTTAATTAAATTGAGTTTTATCCGTCCAAATTGTTTTATCACCACCGTTATTACCATTATACAACAATAATAAATCACTATTTTGAGTAGCGTTTTCCGGTGAAGGTTCTGTTGTATAAGTAAATTTACGAACTTTTCCTTTATTATAAATGTCTGATTTAGTCCAAGTAACATATTCAGGGGATTTTTTTAAAGTTTTGATATTTTTTTCTTCAGATTCTAACTCTTCTATGACATTTTTTCTAAAATTATCAACAATTTTATTAAATTGTTTAGATAGACCATCATATGTGTTATCTAATTCATTAGTTATAATTGCCGACTTAAATGTGTTAAAATCACTTTTTTTATTGAATATTTGAGCCATAACCATAAAAAATCTTTTATCTGTTAAACTTGAAAATATTGCAGATGTAAATCCTCCCGGTTCCGTGTATTTATCACCAATAATGTTATAATCAGTACTACTTAAAACTCTATTATAATCATCCATTCTACGACCAACTAAATGATAGTCAAATATCAATTCTTGGAATGTATCACTTTGTATTTGAGCTCCGGAGGTATTAACTTCTTCAGTTGCTTTTAATGTGTATATTTTAGGTTTATTATCAATTATTACACCATCAGATAATGTTGTTACATAATTAATTTTTCTAAAAACTTGAACCATATCTTGTTCTTGTTGAACAATGTTATTACTAATTTCCTCAATACCATTACTAAAATCACCTTTTAATGTATTGATATAATTTGTTAAATTAGTTGTTACACTTCTAACCGCTTTAACATCAGTAAAAACTTGGTTTAGTCCCGCAATAATAAAATTAGTTCCACTTGAAATGTCATTTATTAACCCCGAAAATAATTCATCAACTTTTAACTGATAAACCGATTTACCATAAATTGTCACTAATTCGCTAGAAGTTCCCATATTAAATTCACCATCAAGATATTGTCTTTCTTGAGTCATTAATTCCCAAATACCACTATTATATGATTTAACTGTACTCTCATATTGATTAACAATATTCACAAGATATCCTTTACTAACATCCAATAAACTATCCATAATTTTCATATAGGTAATATCACCCGTTTGACCACTAGCTCCGTTAACGGTTGTTTGTATTTGACCAATAGTTTCTCCCGCAGTATTTGTTTGTTGGTTATCAACTTTTGTAACCGGTGGTTGTTCATCAATTAATGATTGGAAATATTGTTTATCTAATTTTTTCCAACTATCATCGGTCGCCTTAGCTCTTTCGTCATAAATTTCAGTGTTTGCATAGTAATTGAATGATAAAGCGTTTTGTAATTCTTCAACCGGTTTTTCAAGACCCATACCACCAATAATATCAAAATTCATAGATACATTAGCAATCATTGGTTGGATACCAATACCCTCAGGGTTCATATCAAAAACTAAAGGTTCATAACTAAACGAAACCGCTTTAGGTATTATTTTACAATTATAAAAATCACCGATTCTTAATACTAATACAGGTGGAGCACCAAATGATGTATTTAACGCGTCATTAGCAACTATCTGACCTTTATCACCAATAACAGGAATTGTTTCACCAGGTCTAACACATTGATTTAAGAATGTTAATCTAGAGTTTAACCCTTCTGGTGTCATAGAGTGAAACACAGGGTTAAAATATTTAATTTTTTCCTGAATTGAATCATATAACATAGGAACCTCTTTCTTAATCACATCAAAATAATCACATTCAGATAATAATTTTCTTAAAATTAGTTTACTAATACCTTCTTTAATTGTTTTTTCAGTTCTATATTCCGGTTTTGGTTTTACCGGTTCTTTTTGTTCTGATATTGTTTGTTTTGGTTCATCTTTTATAATTGGTTCAACCGGTTTGTCCGATGGTACGTCAGTAACAACAATATTTTTAAAAACAACTCGTCTACAAGCCATTGCCGCAACGGAATAAACTTGAGCCAATTTATTAGATGCTGAGGTATTTGTTGAAGATTTAATATCTTGATGACAATCAACCGATGAACCAAAAACCCCATCCGCAGTTTTTGGAAATGAAATTGTTTCAATTTCACCATTAGTCGTATTACCTTCAAAAATTAATGTCTTTTTTTCGGTAATAAAAGGTTTTAATTTAGTTGTTTTTAAATACTCTATCACAGAATTTTTTCTTCTAACTGATAATGTAACATTGTAGTCATCTTGTGCTGGCGCTGAAGCAGAACTAGCTAAAGATATTTTAATAATACCTTTATTTTCACTTAAAATTTTAAAAGCATCCTCAATAAAACCAGTATTAATTTTATTAAAATTATCTACAACAACATTACTAAAAAATGGTTTAACATTAAGATTTGGGTTTTTTGCCGCAAATAATTTACTTGATTTATCAACATATGTGTCTTGATTACTACTACTTGTATAAGCATCATAATCCGATTTATATGTTGAGTTGGGAATTGGGTCTTTTTTAGTGTGTGGGCCCGGAATATCATTATCAAAATAAAAACCTAAATTTATATAGCTATCTAACAAATGTGCAACCGATAAATCAGGATTTTGTTTATCCGATGAATTACCAGGACTAGTTTCAGTTGCAACTGTTGCATTTCTTGGCAAACTATTAATAACAGCCTTTGCAGTATTACTATCTAAATTAGGATTATTTAATATTTGTTGGTAAGTATATAAATCTTTAGTCGGAACCGTATTAAACTTTTTAGCCAATTCATAGATATCATACTTAACACAACCCGCAAAAAATGAATCAATTATTGAATTTATTCTCTCTTTGTTTTGACCTTTCAATTGTTTTTCAACAAGAACATTCATAACCGATGGATGGTCAACAATTATTTTCCAACTTAATGTTCCAATTCTTCGAGTATCTTTATATGTATAAATTGGTTCCGGTCTACCTAAAAATGAAGTTTCAGACCAGTTAGCATTACTATTATCGGTGAATTTAATATCATATGGTGGAAACCACATAACTCTACCCCCATTTGGACCTTTCTCACAAACAGGTAATTCATCATAAGTAAATCCTTGCTTACTTGATGTTCTCCAAGCCAAATTCTCAATTGAGAACATATATTTTTTAGCATACCCACCAATTCCGTTTGGACCGTCAGCAATAATATTTGTTGACCCCGGATTTCTTGTTGGTGAAATGTTTAAATTAAATGTATTATCAAAAACTGAACCCGCATATTGTCTTCCACTTGTTGTTATACCATCAGTTTTTTGTAAATCATTATAAGTGTAGTATGGTGTATCTTTAGTAAAAACTCTGCAATATTCAATACCCGCTTCACCACCTGTTGTTTGGTCAGTATAAGATACAACTTGGGAACCTTTAGTCATTTCTTTATATCCATCGTGAAATACTTTACTAACTTGGTTAATAGCATTACCAACGTGTTTTAATCTTGAGATACCTTGAACATTATCCGCAGAATTAACTAATCTTTGCGTTTCATCTAAAATAGATGTTTTTTTAAAGGTAAAATTAGTTGATTCATCACGAGTATAGTTACCACTAATTAAATTATATTCTCCATCAGCCGAACCTGAACCACCACCCGGAGTTGCGTGAAAACCAGCATTTGGTTTATATTTTGGTGATGTCCAAACAAATTGACCATCAATACCACCACCATCACTTAATGGTTTTGCTGCTAAACCAAATTTAAGAGTATCTTGGTTACCCTCAAATAAAATACCCATCTCAGATGGCCCATATACCGGAACTTGTTCTTGTTGTCCAAAGGCATTAACAGGAACTTGATTTGGAGGTGAAGTTATTGTTGATGGTTCCGCATTTCTACTACCAACATAATAACCACCAACTAAAGTTCCATTATCAGGGTTTATTAAACCAACAATTGCTTGTCCAATACCCAATAACCCACCATAATCTTTTTTATAGTTTGGTTGGTAACGGTTATAATTAATATTTTTAAATAATACTGACCTTTGTCCGTTACCAGTGTTTGCTAAAAATATTTCAGAAGGATTTCTTTTACTATTTAATATAGGACCTAAAAAACCACCGGTTAATTGATTAACAACATTTAACGCATTTGAGGTTTGTTGTGTTTGACCATTTCTTGTATTGTCAGTAAAATAATCACCAGGGATTAAAGAAACGGGCCAATACGCTCCACCTAATCTTGTAATTAAGTCAGCCGCTGCCGCAATAGGGTTTTCCGGTGACGTAATCTTCCAATTTTTATAAATTAAAGGTTCTTGTCCGGTTACAATTAAACTAGCCTCAAAAGGGTCTTGTAATGATTGTAAATTAACTTGTCCAACAGTGTTAATAAAAATTTCTCTGTTAATTCTATCTTGAAATAACTGATTTAAATATGTTGCTCCTAATCTTGCTAAATAGGAATCCTGAGATAATGAACCATCACTACCCGTTGGATTTGTAGACAATAAAATAGCATATGGGGAATATTTTGACGGTATAAAATTTGTCGGTAAATAAGGTTGATGTATTGGTTGTCCTAATATTGTAGTAGTAACCCCATACATATCATTAAACCCTCCAACAGGACCATAGTAATTATCTATATAAGCCGCATCAATAAAAAACTCGTTAACAATATCCAATACAGTATCATTAGGAGAATACTCACCTTGATTTGAATTAACCGGAAGTGGGGGATTATTGTAATTTATATTTAAATCATACCCTCCGTTAGGTCCGTATTCATTTAATGGGTATAATTGATTTGCAAATGGGTCATTAGCAATTAATTCATTTGGTGAATCTATCACATTTGAAACATTTAAAACCGTTTCATAAGTTAAATTACTAACAGGTGGTGAATATACTCCGGCAACATTATAGGGGGCCAAATTTTTAGCCATTAAAATATCTCTAAATGATGATGATGACGCAAATGATAATGTACTATTTGACATATTTTCTTTCTTTTATAATAAATAGATTAAGAACCTTTTTTTAACGAGGTTCATTTTTACTAGGAATAGGTCTACTAATAGTATCTGACAACGTATCTTGAACTATTTTAACTATTTTATTTTTAACATCAGTATTATTTAATGAGTCCTGAAGTGATTTTGTATCTATACCAGAGGGTGAGGTAATGTTAATTGTATGATTTAAATTAACATCCATTGTTGATTTCTGTGTTGATGCTTGAGTTGATGTTTGAGTACCATTCATACTATTTGTTCCCACACCACCTCTTGGTATCTCAGCATTTTTTGGTGGTGCACCCATAACAACTTTTCCAGCGTCCATCAATGCTGACATTAAAGGATTTTCTGTTGTAAATTTACTTGCTTGGTCTTTTAAATTCATAAAAGAATCTTTTACATCTTTTTTAATATAATTACCAAAATCGCTAAAAGCCTCACCTAATTTTGAAGATTCCTGACCAGTATTTGCATAATCTTTAAGAGCTCCCATAACTGAATCTGAAAGTTGATTTAAGTTTGAACGAATGTTTTTTGATTCTAACCCTTCACCAGGTATTTTTTCAATTCCCTTGGCAACTTGTTTACCTGTATTGTAAAGTCCTGTACCAATTTTACTACCAGCGATACCTAAACCTGTTCTATCACCTAAACTATTAATAGCTGCAGTAATCGCCTCTGTCGCGGTTAATTGTTGTTTAGCTAATTCCTCCATTGTTGGTGGTGCGGTATTTGCCATTTTTTCAAGAGCTTCAATTTCAGGACCTGTTAATTCACTAACATCTTTAGTTACATTATCAGCGGTTTTAATTTGATAAGTTCCCCCTTTACCCATTTCTGCCATATTGGCAATCATTTTCTTTTGGTCTTCAGTTGCGGAAGGGAATGAAATTTCTTTCATCTTTTTATCTAAATCCGCACTACCTAACGCCATTTTGGTAAGTTGGTCATAAGGAATATCCATAGCTTTAGATATTTCTCTTAATTGTCGTTTGGCACCCGGCATAATTTCAAAATGCCCATCTTTACCAAGTTGAACAAATTGTTTACTCATTTGAACAATTTGATTTTGTAATTCAGCCGGGTCATTTTGAGATAAATCCATTAATTTTAATGGGTCTAATAATGAACTTTGGGAAACCCCTAATCTTTGCATTGCCGCAGCAACTTCTATAGCACCTTCAGGATTAAATACTTTTTCAGCGAATCCTAATGTCTGAGACATATCAATTCGTAATGATGTTGCCTGTGCCGCCATTTTAGCTAAACCTTCAACACCACCGGCAAAATTATATTTGTTAAGAGCCTGCATATTATCCAAAACTGTTTTAGAAACCGCTTGAGCATTTACACCTGACTCTCTTGCAACATTAACAACTTTTAACATTTCATCTGCTGCCTTTCCCGCACCAATACCCGCATCAGCCATACCACCAACTATTTTACTTGTCTCTTGATTCGTAACTTTCATTGTTGCATATAAATCTTTAGTAGTTTCTTCAGTTAATACAACATTTCTACCTAATTCTTTAGACGCATCTTTTTGAACTGCAAGAACATCCGCAATATCTCCACCTAATCTTCTAACAGAAGTAACAGAATCGGACATACTTGCTCGTAACAATTCAGCCATTTCTTGACCTTGACCGAACTGTTTAAGCATTTGACTTGCTGCCGAATCCATTTTTACCATTATTTGGCCAATATTATTAAAATTAGAGAATACCGCTTTTTCTATATCTTTAACAAATGAAGTACCACCCGGTGTTGTTGAATCTTTTTCTCCTGTCATAATTAAATGTGTTTATAAATAAATACACCAAACATAGTTTTTAACTAACTAGTCTGGTGTATTATTATCAATTAATCTGTTTAATATGTATTTTCTAACATATGTCGGCATTGAATGGAAATCCGAATATGATATATGAAGTGATTGAGCCAAATACATATATTCCTCAATCATTACTTGTCTGTAATTAGAAGAAAGGACGAAAAAAGTCCACCCCAAAGGCAATCTCGAAAGACACCAATTCTCCTGATGGGGCGATTACACTTCTTTTTAAATCCAATGACGGCTCATTATCTTTTAAAAACTTTCTTATGTATTTTGAATCCATAATTGGTAATGAATTTATAAATAAATCAATTTTTGACCTATCTTGGTCACCATCTATTTCAACAATATGTTTTTGTAATTTCCAAGTAATTCTTGGTGCTTGTAATCCTGAAGGATATTGGTCAGCTTGTTTATCTAATTCAATAGTATCATTAAATGTTGTTGGTCTTAATTTGACAGTAACACCGGTTCTTGGTAATTTAGTTGTAAATGTTCCATCTTCATCAGGTTTAACATCTGTTTTTCTAATATTTAATTCATCTAAAGTTATTGTCCCAACAAATGGTTTATCTGTTGCGGGGTCAATTAAATTTATACTGTATTCAGACCCAAATGAAGTATTTCTTAAAAATATTAAGATTGCCTCAACATCACCATCCAATAATTCTTCAGGGCGTAAATCGTGTTCATAAACTTTATTTCTTAATAATTTTAAAATTATATTATCACTACTACGACCAGCACCAATTAAATAGTTTTCATCATTGGCAGTTAAATAACCAACTTTAACTGATTTCTTTTTTGATTTGTAAAAAACACCACCGGTTGGTAGTTGAACCACATCGTGTGGTAAATTAAAATTTTGCGTTCCAGCGTCTATTAAATTTTGTTCCATATATTTTTGTTTTTATTATAAATAATAAGAAATGTTTTTTTTATATAAATAAAAAACCCCACATAATTAAATGTAGGGTTATATATTTGGTTATTAAGAAATTAATAAACTAATACACATCTATCCATACGAATTGTCGCAGAAATACTTGCAATTGCATCATCACTATAACCTAATGAATCAAAGTTAACATCACTTAAGAAAGAACCTTCTAAAATCCATTTTTCAACAACAACACCTGTTGGGTCTAACATCTCAAGGTCAATGTTCTTTTTATATCCCGCAGCGTATCCCATACGACCTGTAACTGACTCAGCACATAAACGAACCCACTCCATAAGAGCTTGTGACGCAGAAGGTCCAATAGGGTCTCTAAATTTAACTTGAATTGTTCCCCAAGTAAAACGACCAGCAACATAAGTTGAAGTGTTTAAAAAAGGTATCTCAATATCTTTAATTGTTATATGTGGTCTAGCAGCCGTTTCTACGAACCATTCATTAATCCCTAAAGTAGAAGGGAATCGTACAATAAACCTGTTTTTTCTTTTTGGTTCATACGGTATGGGCATTTTCATCAATAAATCAGCCATTTTCTATTTGTTTTTTAATTTTTATTTTTTATCTTGTTTATTATAAATATTACCTATTAAATTTTTTTCTCTTGACTTTTAGAATTAAATTTTTTATCATTCTAGAAATCCTAGTTATTATAATTAATTATTTAATAGTTTTTATTTATAATAATTATTTTAATATTCTTTTTTAATTCCTCCTGCTGTTGAATATACTGTAACTATATTATCTGGGTCGTTCTCAAAATCTTTTTTTATAGTTTCCGCGTTTTTTAAATCGTCATCCGAAAAACCTACTTTTGGTACAAAATAATTACTTATCTTATTTTTTAAGAAAGCTTTTTTCTGAATATAATCAGACATTTCCCTAACATAATTAACAAACTCTCTTACTGCCATTTTTTTTAATGGTTCTACTTTAGCGGCCGACCCTTGTCCGTAAGTTACTGGATAAAATTTACATAAATCCAAATATTCACGAATCATTTCTCTTTTAGATACATTTTCTTCATCCGCTAAATCACGATATTTTTCTAAATTTCTAACCAATTCATTAGAATCTATACCATTCGTATTTGAAACAATATAGTTATAAACACCTTCTTTTAATACTGATGGTGTGTGTCCTCTTGCAGTTACAATAGCTAAGATTGAACCATTATTAATCGCCTCTACAAAATCAGGCCAACCTGCTGCCGGTTTAGCCGTCATAGCATCGACAATAAATTGTTTATCACCTTTAACACCAAACCATTTATAAGCATCTTCAGCAAATCCAACAATTGTATGTCCATCAAATTCAAATGGTTCTTTACCAATCTCTTCTCTGTAAGTTGCAAAATCTTCAGTTGACATTCCTACAGTATCTCCTTCTTCGTCTTTTAACAATATTTTAGTTGGCATTGAGACAATGTTATCATCCCAATCAAACGCGTAATACTTTTCATCCGGAGCACCAAACTCATCAATTCCTTCTACAATTTTATTTTTTAACATAATCTTAAATTAAGGCTTAATTATGACCCACTATTACAATGGGTCATAATTTTTTTATTATATATTCTCAAAAGAAGCTCCTGTTGGAGTAATATAGAATGTAATATCTATAAATTCTAATGATTTGGTTGGTTTGATGTAAATCTTACCAGTCATTTGATTTCTGTCTAAATCAGCAGCATCTGAAGATACTGTAACTCGGAAATCATATAAACCTCTATCTCTTCTGATAGCGTCTAAGATAGGATTAACCGCATCTAAGAAATCTTGTCTTACTTTTTGGTCGTTTTGTTCAAACAATAATCTTACCGATACCGCAGAAATCAATTTACGAGCTTGAAGTAATAATCTTCTAACATTTATTCTATCAAGTGCTGATTGAGCAATTTGTAGAGTTTTGTTACCCCAAATTACAGTTCCTACATCAGAGAAAGTAGCAATTGGATTGATACGACCTTGGTAAAGAACATCTCTATCTTCTTGAGTAAGTTTCTTTCTCGCTTTGATAGAGTTTACGATACCTCTTGTATAACCTGCCGCTGCGAACCAAGGGAATGCAATGTTATCAGTTAAAGCCAAGTTTCTTGTAACTTCAGCCGTAGGTGGTAAATAGATTTGAGTGTTATTAACACTATCTCTAGTTAATACCCAAGGGTAGTAAGTTGCTGTATAGTTAGAGTCAATACCTCTATTATCTAATTCATTTACCGCCTCTTGTGGATAAATTAACGCTGTTGGGTCAGGACTTGGAATAAATAAGTCACTATCAGCAGTTGTACAAATATATAATGAGTCAGCTCTGTTAAACTCAATCATCTCAATAGCGCTTTCAACCAAATTAGAGTTATTAGTATAATCAATACCCGGTGTTACAAATAAGTTAATATTTACTGCCTCAGGATTTGAAAACGTTTGTTGGCCTAATAAATAAGCGTAATAATCAGAGTTTCCGTAATCAACAGTATTGTTTCCAACAGTAATCTTTTTAAATGCACCAAAACCTGAAGCCGTTGGATATTGTATACTTGTACAAGCTCCATTTAAGAATCCTCTACTACCTAACTTAAATGTGTCAGTATTAGTTCTTGATTCTCTATAGATATCCCAACCATCAAAACCACCTTGAACTAATAATGAGAATTTACGAGCGTATATTCTGTAGTAAGGACTTGTTTCGTCTGCGGGGTCAGTAGTAAATGTTGCATTACCAACATAATAAGCCGGAGTTCCACTTGTTGTATATGCTTTTGATATTGTAATACCACTTGCATTTTTATCCATATGATAACCCTTAGTTAATGTTAACCAATCAGAACCTTCACCCAAACATAAATCAATCGGACGTTGTTTTCCTTTATATTGGAAGAAATCAACATCATATCCCGCTCCGTTTCCTGTAGAAATACCTAAATAAGTTCTACGAACATTATCACCCGGACTTAATGTGGCATCGTTAGCTCCTGTACTTAATCCGAATGGTGGGTCAAACACTACTTCACCAGGGTAATCATATTTAGTTTTATAGATAGGGAATGGAGACCTTGATGAACCATATTGTCTAAATTTAAATCCTTTAAATCCACAAGGTAATGTGTCAATTGGTGCATCTTCATTCATTTCCACCATAATATATTTTGAATTCAATTGGTATTCACCATCAGTTGTACCAATTTTATTAGCAATAAATGAATTATCATTAGGGTCCATTGAACAATTAGTAAATTTCTCAATAACCACTGGATTATTATCAGTATCAAAGAAATCTCTAACTAATACATCAAAAGTTAAATTATTAAACGACATATTCGCAATAGAAATTTTAACTTCAGTATTTGCATCGTTACCATCAGAAATAGTTGCAAATCTAAATAAGTCAAATACTTTATTACCTCTTACTTCAGAAACAACCCACGGAGAAACCGGTGTTTGATATTTTTCTAAGTAGTAAGCTATTGATGTAGTAGCAGCTGAACTTGCAGCTCTTGGTAACGCTAACAAAGTACAATTTAAACCTCTAATATAACCTTTGTTATAACCATAGTTTAATAATGCTTGAAATCTTTCTTCAACAAATACCGGAACTGTTGTTCTTGGTTTAGCGAAGTTAGAAGAACCAAACACTTTTGGAAGATATTTTGAATCAGATTCACTAAATGATGTTTCAAAGAAGAATGTATTACCATTATAATCTGTAATATTAAGTCCAAACTCTGCGAATGGATTTTTCTTAATATCTGAATATGTTGATGAAGTACAATCAATAGATACATCATTTAATCCTGTAACTTCATAAGCCGGACCATCACTACCTGTACTATATGTTGCAATACCTCTTGAACGAAGTGTTGCGATAACCATATCATCAAAATCAGTATATGATACCCCTGAATATGTGTAAATTTTACCACTTACTGTTCCACTATAACAAGTTGTTAATGTTCCAGTATTATTAGTTCCTGTATTACCTGTTGTTGCAGGATTACAAGGGTTATATATTGAAACATTTACTGTCCAATTATTTGTTGTTCCACTATCTTGAGACACTAAAACATATTGTTTAGTTCCCGCTGAGAAGTTTTGTGTTGTTCCACTACTATATTGTGTATTACCACTAACTTTAACATTTGTAGTACAAGCACTGAACATAACAGTTAATGCCGATAAAGACGCTGTTGTTGTTCCACTTGGTAATACCACACTAATTGTATTGTTACTATAATTTATGCTACCAACAGTATTTGAAACTGTCGCAGAACTCATAGAAAATGAATAGAACGACGCACAATTTGATAATGATGATGTTTGAGTTAAATTACTAACTACATTATAAAATGAGAAACCACTATATGAACCACTATTATTATCAAATAAAGAGTAATACCAAGGGTCATTATTTGCATCAGTATAATCCGCATTTGTAGAACTTACACTATCAATACCATATACATTATTTGCATTTGTATATCCTGTACTTAATGTGTTATAATCAGAACCTGAAATAGTTCCATAATAATTTATGGATGTTGCGGAAGTACTTGGTGTTGAGATAACATTAAATATTTGAGATTGAATATTATCCAAAAGTCTTGATGTACTACCATTAAATGTTTCGTATACATCATTTATTTTATTTGTAATTAAATTAAAAGAAGGTGTTCCAGATAATATTTCAACAGTTCCAATACCACTATTACATCCTGTAAATGTGAAAGTAAAAGGTGAAATAGTATATCCTGTACATATATTAGTACAAGAATTTAAATCGTAGGTTGTTCCTGAACATTTAAATCCTACTGTTGTTTTATCTACGTTTGCTATCGTTCTAAAAGACCAAGATGGTCCTGCGTCATATCCTGACAATCCCAAAATTCTTGTAACAAACAATTGATTAGATTGTTGTAAATAAGCTTTTGCGATATACGAAGCCTCATACTTCGGTATTTGTGTATTTATAAATTTTTCAGGAGAAGTACCACCGAAATAATTTGAAAATTCATCAAAGTTACGTATAAAGATAGGTTCAAAGGCAGGTCCTTTTTGTGTCTCACCTACAATACCTAATGTGGTTACACCCACACTCTGTGCTACGAAACTTAAATCAACTTCGGAAGTATATACCCCAGGAGATACGAATACTTTGCTGTTTGTTGCCATTAGTTTGTCTTGTTTATAATTTTATTTATATATAAATATTAAAAAAAAATCAAAATACTTTACTTTGTCGTAACTATTTATATTTTGGGTAGATTATTTTCTACCTTTTTTCTACTTATGGATAAAGACATCAAAAAGATTAAAAATTTAAAGATATCGGTGGAGACACACGAGATTCTTAAAACCTACTGTGAAAAGAGGGGAATAAAAATGTATCGGTTTTTAGAAAGGTTAATTATTGAGAAATGTAAACCTAAAAAAGATGTTTACGGAGAGGATTAAAATATCTTATCTATAAATTGAATTGTTGATTCCATTGATGGATTGTTTTTAACTATTTCTAATCTTAACACATCACCTGAATTAATTTGGATTAACTCTAAATCACTACCGTAATAGTCGTCATTTATATAGACATCAAATGATTTAACATTTATCATATCTCCAATTTTAATATCAACAACATAACTAAATAATTGTGTTAGTGTTGTATTACCAACTAAAAATAATGCCTGACTTCCAGGACCTTCTTCAACAGGTTTTTTCTTATTACGTCTTGTTGTCTTTTTTTCAAACTCAACAACTTGTAATACTCTTGTTATTGCAGGAGATACTTCAAATTCATCTTCGTCAATTAAAAATCCCAACATTGTAAATTCATAACTTTGAATGTAGTATTTTCTTTTCTCAACATCCATAACGGATTCATCGGTAATATTACCCATAACAATTGGAATATAGTGTCCTTTGATAACAGCATAAGCTTGTCTTGATGCAAATTTTTCAAGAATAACTTGATTGAGTTTATTTAACTCTCTCATTCTATTACAAATAATTTTAATAGAATAAGTAATATCTACAGGTACCGGTTGAGGTATTGTATAAACATCCATACCGTTTCGTTGTCCGTCAAAAGTTGGAGCTTGAGCATAAAAATATTGTCTTCTATTTGGTATGTTGTATAAAACTGCCGGATTACTACCAAATTTAACTTCCGGGTTTCTAATTGTTGTTATAAATGGGGGTTCGGCGTTCTTATCTATATTTTGAAAATTCCAAGTTTCTGTAAAATTGGCCCAATTCTGAGTTGTAACAATGATATCTACCGTCGGAATAGTTTTACCTTCAACAACCACTTTTAATTCATCTTTAACAAAATCTAAAAAACCTCTGTCTAAGTCAGCGTGCAATAAAGATTTTGGAAGATAAGTTCCATCTTTATTGATTTTTTCTAACAACTCTTTTCTTCTTGGTAAAAGAGTTTTTGGTTCTGTTAGTGGTAAATTTTTCTTTATTTTACTTGGTAAACCCATTTTATTGTTTTGTTATAAATATTTTGTTCTTAGAATTTATCATTTTTACTACACCCGCTTGGTATATTGGTTCTTCAGTATCTTTCATAACAAATGAATTATACTTATACGGGTTATAAGTCACAATATTGTTGTTAGGTTCGCTTGGTATATCTACACAAGGATAACTACAATAATCCACTAAAGTTCCAATAACAAATGAATGAACATTTTTTGATTTATCCTTCAACACCTTATCTCTTCCACCTTGTCTAACTCTAAATTCAACATCAACCAACTTAACATAGTCAGCGTGGATAATAACTCTATCATTAGACCTTACTGAAAAGGTGTGTTTATGTAAGTTATAATAAACCATAACCTTATCACCAATATGTTCTTTAAAATCATTGTTGGTGACAGTTTCTAATAGTTTCTTATATTGGTTTTCTTTAATTAATATTTTCATTATAACCCTCTAAATTCGTTATTTGTAACCGGAGATGCCATAATAGTTCGGTAAAAACTTTTGTAACCACCAATTGTGTGTTTGTTATCTGAAGTCACTCTTCCATCATTATTCACGGTATAGTATCTTACCTTATCTTCCGTTTCGTAGTATCCAATGTAATCACCATAATTAATTTCCACTTCCAATTCATCTAAATCTCTTTGATAAACAGAAACCTTCATATTACCCGGTTCCATTTGGTCAATTTTAGAATTACCCAAATATTTGTTTTCAGGTGCCATAATTTGAACATACCCTTTGAATTCAACCGGTGGTAAAAACTTAATACCATCAGATACGGTCTCACCATAGACATCGTCCGTTTTGGTCTTATATCTATCAACACGATATAGAACTAATGTAAAGTTCATATCCCCGTGTAACCATTCTTGTCCAAATGATAACTCTAAATTAAAATCTTCAGCCCCAAAAAATTTTCCAATTCTCGTGATGGGTACTTTTGAATTACTCATATTGTTTTTATTGATAAATATTATAAAATGTGTTATATTTCTATTAAAAGATTAAATTTGGAAAACAATACATCTGAAAATTCTAATTTAACAATAGAACAACGAGCAATATCTCTCCTTGAAACTTATCAGGGGGCAAACAACTATATCTTAAAATTAAAACACCAAAAGGAAACTAACAAAAGATTCTTTCCTACAAGAGCCCAATGTGATTACATTATAAATTATTACGAAGTTACACCTAAGGTAGCCAAACGATGGGTTGATTTAGACCCCTACTTTGCCAAAAAAATTGCCGACGAAAAATTATTACTAAAAATCCCCGAACAGGTATGGGTGGAAAAGCTATTAGTTGAGAAAGAAAAATCCTACCACGTCTGGGGAAAAGTATTAGATTCTGAAATAATCCACGATTTTTGGCTACCAAAAGGTGCTTTAATTAAAACTCACACAATTAAGAATGTTGAAATTGATTACGAAAAGTATTCACACCGACCACCACTTGCACATCAAAAAGAAGCAATTGAGAAATTGGCGGGTTCCAAACGATTTATTCTCGCTGATGATATGGGATTAGGTAAAACCACCGCAACCATTATTGCAGCTTTAGAGACAGGTGCGAAGAAAATCTTAATTGTTTGTCCGGCATCTTTAAAGATTAACTGGCAAAGAGAGATTGAGAATTATACCGATAGAAGTGTTTATATTTCCGAAGGTAAGAATTTCTCAATTGAACACGATTTTGTGATTGTTAATTATGATATTCTTAAAAACTTCTATGATTTAAAAAGTAAGACAGAATCTTTAATCACACAAGGAAATTTTGATTTAATTATTTTGGATGAGGCTCATTATGTTAGTAACGGACAAGCCGCAAGAACCAAACTTGTTAATAGTTTTTCTAAAAGTTGTGAAAGAGTATGGTTATTAACCGGGACACCGATGACTAATCGTCCAATGAATTATTTTAACCTATTGTCACTTATTGAGAGTCCCGTCGCCCAAAATTGGATGGCCTACGCTATTAGATATTGTCAGGGTTATCAATTTACCGCAGGAACTCGTAAGATATGGAATGTTACCGGAGCGTCAAACTTAGAAGAACTAAGAGATAGAACATCCCGACAAGTTTTACGTAGGTTGAAAACGGAAGTGTTAGATTTACCCGAAAAAATTATCACACCTGTTTATCTAAGATTAAAGTCAAAACTTTATGAAGGATTGATGGGTGAATACTATGATTGGTATAACAAGAATCCGGACGAATCAACATCTTTAACAGTTCAATTTAGTAAGTTAATGAAAGTTCGTCAAGTGATTGCAGAAGAAAAAATCAAAGATACCATAGAATTAACTGAAAATATTTTGGAACAAGACAAAAAAGTTATTATCTTTACCAACTTTACGGACACATTAAACAAAATTGCCGACCATTTTGGAAAGCAAGCCGTTAGATTGGATGGGTCAACATCAAAACCTCAACGACAATATGCCGTTGACCAATTCCAAGATAATGAAAAAATTAAAGTGTTTGTTGGTAATGTTAAAGCCGCAGGTGTTGGTATCACATTAACCGCAGCCGAAGCCGTAATCATCAATGACCTATCATTTGTTCCGGGTGATTTAGCACAAGCAGAAGATAGAGCATACAGATACGGACAAAAAAATTCAGTATCGGTTTATTATCCAATATTTGATAATTCAATAGAAGGAATCATTTATGATATGGTAAATCAAAAGAAACAAAACATCGGAACCGTTATGGGTGATGATTTAGAAGACAAAGGAGATTTTATCTCAAACATTATGAATAAGATAAACAACCGAGGTTAATTCGGTTGTTCAGATATTTATCATAATAACACAAGCCTATATGAAAAATACAGAAAACAAAGTTAATCTTATAATTGAAACGATTAACAAAAATGAAACGGATAGAAAAATAACATTAGTGTTATCTGAATCCAAAGCCGAGAAATGTACCTCATCAAAAGTTGAAGAAATAAGACAAGTATTTAACAATAACCCAAGAGTTAAAAATTTATTTAAAAACGCAATCAACAATATTTTAAAAGATGTTTTTCCCAACAATTACTACGAAAAGGGAAAATATGGTGATGGAGAATCGTATGGTGTATATGATTTAGAACAAGAAGGTCGTTCAGTAATTAACAAATTAAACACAAATTATAGTTGTTTTTGTGTGTTACTTAGAGATGTTAATAAAGTTTTAAAATCACAAAAACAACAACCAATCTCATTTCAAAACTCAGATGTCTTTGAACAAATCAATCAAGTCAAAAAATTTGTTAACATAATTAACGAATATAAAACTAGAATCTTTAACCCCGAATCCTCAACATTCCAATCACTTATGATGGTATTAGGTCAAACTCACGCTTGGGGTCAAAAAAGAGAAGATTCAACCGTTAACATTCTTAAAAAAGAATTTGGTCAAGATAATGTTAATGCCGTTGGAAAACTTGGAAGTAATGAAGATATGGTTGGTGGTATTGATTGTGAAATAATAATTGATGGTAAATTAAAAACAGCACAAATAAAACCATTCGGTTACATTAAAACTAAAGATGGTTTCACAACAATATTTGAGTCAGCAAATGTTAAACCATATAAAACAAATTGGATGATATTTGCCAAAAACAATAAAGAAGTCCTAATATTTGATAACAAACATTGTAAAATTGTTGAAGGTAATTTTGTTTTTCCTGAAGATGATTTAATTTATACTCTTAGCTGATATTTATATAGAAACACAAATCTATATGGCAGTTATCGCAGAACCGGAAAGAACCAAACTCTATACAAGAATTAGACACCTTTTAGGTGCTCCTCTTCGTTCAATAGAAATTGAAGATGAGATGATGGATAGTTTATTAGAATTATCTATTAGTGACTATTCTCAATATGTACAAGATTGGTTAATAGAATCACAATGGACTTCATTATATAATCTTAATTTAGATACACAATCATTATCACGAGCATTCATAACTAAAAGTTTAGATTATGAAACTCGTTACACTTACGCTTACTCTAAAATTGTTGGACTACAAGCAGGGGGAGATTGGGAACTTAAAAAAGATTTTATAGATTTAGTTCCCGGACAACAAATTTATGAAATCCCCGCAAATAGAGAAGTTAATGAAGTTATGTGGTATACTCCGGCAGAACTTAATAGTATATTATTAGACCCTTGGTCTTTTGGTTCGTTAGGTGCCGCAGGCTTAGGTGGTCCCGGTGGGTTCGCACAAATGGGTATGTCAGGTTCTATGTTTTTAATGCCTGCTTTTGATATGTTATTGAGGTTACAAGAAAATAATATACAAAGAAGAATTATTGCTGGTGATTTAACATATAGAATTACCGCTTTACCTGAAGGTAAAAAGGCGTTACATTTAATGCAAGTACCGGGGGGTAAATTTGATTTTGGTAATGCAACTATGAAACGAGGTAAAGTGTGGTATTGGTATTACGATGTTGGTCCTGCCGATAGAGACAAATGTCTTAAATCAAATCCGGACATTATTACATTACCGTCAGACGTTCCATTTGAAGAAATTGATTGGATTGATTTAAATAATCCTGCTCAAGTTTGGATTCGTAGATGGTTTGTTGCGTACGTTAAAGAAACATTAGCAAGAGTTCGTGGTAAATTTAGTGGGAATATCAAAACACCTGATAGCGAATTAACAATGGATTATCAATCATTAGCAACAGAAGCTAAAGATGAAAAAACAAAACTAATTGAGGAATTAATTGGTGCGGAAGGTAGATTAACAAGATTAAAACCTGAAAAGGTTATGGAACGAGAGGCGTTAATTGCTGAAAACTTAAACAAACAATTAAAGTTCAGAGCAATGCCAAGACAAATATACGTAATTTAATTTATATGACTTTTATAACAAGAACAAAAACAGGAAATAAAATATTTGGTTCAATGTCCAATTTACCAATTCAACCACCAATTAAAACAGTTGTAATTCCGGAACACAGAACAAATGGTGAAGAATTTATTTTGGTTAAAGACGTTGATTATTGTAAAATACTTTTAGACCAAAATACGACTGAACATATTGTAATCAAAACATTAACTAAAGTTTTAATTGTCCCAATGATGGGACAAATAGATGAACAATACGATGAAATTCTAATAGATAAAGGGGCTTGTGTTGAGTTCTTTAGAGTGGATGGTGGTTGGTATGTGATAAGTTCTGATGGTTTAAAATTAGAATAAAAAAAGGTGTCGTGAGACACCTTTTCTGTTTTAGTTAATATGTTCCTCCCAGCCATGTTCGGCTAATTCATAAATGTATTCAGAACTAACACCAACTCTTTCCCAAAACTTTAATTCTAAATCTGTGATAGTTAATAAATCCTCAATTGTGTCTTGGTCCGCCTCTTTATTTGGAATACCACTAATCAACTCACACTGAGTTTTAGTAAAAAATCCTCTATCTTCCGGATTGGCAATTAACAAACTTTCTCTTAACTCTTTATTAAAAACAATCAACAATGGTTCAACTTTTTTATTAAATGTTGAGATTGCTCTTGCAACATTGTAATCACCGGTTAAGTCAGGATTATTCTCAATTTCAGTTTGGTCTAACATATAACAATTAAGTTGTATTGTTGAGGTTGACTTATCTTCTGGTTCCACACCATTCACAGATGTAAATAAATCTAATTCTTTTTTAGTATAATTGTTTTTTGTTATTTTTTGAACGTCTCCGTGGGAGGATTTAGTTCCATTATTAACATAACTAATAACATCACCTAACGATACTTTTAAGTTATGTTTTATCACTAATTCCATATGACTCATACGTGACATTAATGAACCCGCCTTTGTTTTTTGAGTACATCTTTTTTTATAATCTTCAACAGATAGTTTAACTCTTGCTCTTTGAGCAATTTGCTTTAATGGAATTTGTTGGTCATATATTCTTTGGTGATATTCAAAATACCACTCAATAAATTCTTGTCCTTTTCCTTCCAATAATAATCTCACACCTTTATCTAAAAATACCTCAATATATAGTGGTAATTTTTTAGATTTAATTGAGTTCCCGGTTAATTTAATCTTACCGTTGGACTCCATCGTGGCATAATTCTTTCTACTCAAATTAATACAAGAATCCCAAGTTCCGTCACAATCTAAACCCATCTCGCCTTTCATAAACAAGTCGTTGTATTCTGCGGTGTCGGCGTAATAACCTCTATATTCTTGACCCTCTTTAACCAACCAATTTAATCCTTTTCCAATATAAACTCTATCGTCAACACCACCTTCAGGTAAACTAAAGTTAACCCCATCGGTATCAAGTACCAAAGGTGTGTATCCCCTCTTTACGAAGTATTTTACCATCTGACGAAGATATTGTCTTCCGGTACAAGTGATTCTTTCACCACTATTCATTTCTCCCCACTCATAAACGTGTGGAGCTGATAATCCACCAAACATTGAGTTAATGAAGATTTTTAATGGTAATTGTTTTCTATCGTATGAAAGTGATTTTTTAGAATCAATTGACTTATACTCCGACGCCAAGTTTTTATACATAATACGAGCGTTACGGAAATAAGTTAACATCCCTTTCATTCCCCCCATCACATCACACTCTGGGAACACGTCGTGTACGAGCTGAATGGAGGGGTATAGAGACGAGTAGTCAAGTTTTAGTACATTGGTAGAGTAACCCACCTTAAGTAGTCGTGAGAGACCTCCTACGAAGTCGGTCTTATCTTCTTTAGCAGGGATAGCCAAATTATTCTTATATGACCAAGCCAACATAATCATTCTCCATAAAGTTGCGGTTCCCATTGTGGAAACTCTTTCGTATGTTGTTGGTACCATAGACGCTAATAGAAACGTTCCTTGGTTGAACTCATCATCCACTGTCAACGTCTCCTCTAAGTCATCGTCAAGATATCTCTCCACAATATTATCACCTGTCACCTTTAGGTATTTACCCGGGAATCTTGTGTCTAAATTGTTGAAGTTCGGATTGTCCGCTTTCTTATATTTTCCATTCTCAACATTCAACCAATACTCTTCTTTTTTGGCATACATTGGACCAATCTCTAAATGGTCAATATAAACACGGTCAGGAGATTCAGCTTTGATGTATTGGGTGATGTACTTAAGACCAGCAGACTTAATGCTTGAATTGATTGCTTGTGCTCTACGAACTGAGTGAATGATATCAATAATGTTATAACCCCACAATTGAGTTTGAGAGAATCGTTCTACCTCGTTGGCAAGTTTTAACATACCATCTTTTTGAGAGATAGGTCTTGCCGGGTTTAGTGATTTAGCGATTTTTTTAATGTCTAAGTTAAGTGCCTTACATCTCTCAAATATCCAAAACCAATCAAAGTTTGCTGAATTGTATCCACCAATAATTGATGGTTTAAGTTCATCGATAATATTGAAGAACTCAACTAACCCTCTTCGTTCTTGGTCTTCATCAGCACACTCAATAACTTTTTGATATCCTTTATTGGTTTTGATTCCAATCATAAATATACGACCATCCTTTGGTTCCAAAGCGGTCGTCTCCAAGTCAAATCCGAGTCGGGTAATGTCGTTGTATTCTTCATACCCCTTGAACAATCTTTTCTCTCTTGAGATAAGGAACTGCTCAACCGGTGGAAGAACCGTTAGTTTTCCTTTTGTCTTTTCACCCCACGGGTCAACACCACCATCTCTAAAAAATTGAATAAGTGAACGATAACCCTTCATTGATTTAACCATAAATTTAAGACCTTTCTCTAATCTCTCATTACCTTTGGTTTTTAATTTATCAATGATGATTCCGTGTTTTTTCATTGCCTCTTTTTGTTGGTCTTTAGATTTTGAATAAAAATTCAAATCTCTAAGGTCTCCAACCCAAGCAAATGCCGTAAATGTATCTTTTTTGATTATCTTTCCCTGACCAGGGATTTCTTTGATTTTGTAGATTGCGTCGGTGACGTAATCATACTCGATAGCAACTATGTGCTCTTCGGGGTCATTCCCTTCAAGGAATGCCTTAATTTCTTCTTGTGTTACCATATTATATTTTTTTAGAATGACATATTAGCTCCGACATAAGTCAGGTTTGTCTTGTTTCTATAAATATATCGGAAATCCTTGAGTAAATCAAATGGATAAAAAAAAAACCTCCTTTTTGGGGAGGGATATTTTTTAAGGGGTTGTAGATGTGAATGTAGAATAATTACTTTTAATTGTCGTATTATCCACTAAATTTGCTGTTACTTGTATTCTATAATGATGAGTTTCACCTGATGGAGGACAAGGTCCATTCCAACCGTTTGCCCTATCGTCATAATATGGGTTTGGAAGATATTGATAATCAGTTGGTTGAACATTTAATAATGGATTACTAACCCAACTACCATTTTGAAGAATATTAAATTGTGTTGGGTCAATACCTGTTACTGACCAATGAACAAAATACCCGTCAGGGCTACTACCTTGTGCATCAATATCCTCACAAAGTATGGAATAACTAGTGGCTGATATAGTTGGTAACCCATTTAATGCCCACTGCATATAAGGAGAATAGTTTGGTTGACCACAATATTGTGATTTATAAATATTAGGTATTGGCCCACCTTCATCATACGAACCCTGAGACGTAACTAATTTCATAGATGGTCCGACAAAGGCATTATGGTCAATATATGTTACTGTGTTGGCACTTATACCGCTTAAACTATACTCATAAATTAAAAGATTAGAAGATAAGAAACAATTAAAAATTTGAATTTTAAGTGGGTTGGATATTAGTTTAACGTCATAACAAATAACGTTTTTAGTGTAATTGGTATGAGGTATTAATCCTGATGCGGGGTCAAAAATTGTGTTATAACTTGATATATCACAAGTTGATGATGATAATGATGGTATTAATGTATAAGAGTCTCCTGACATTGGTATGGTGTCGTTTACAATATTATTTAATGTCACAGCACCACGAGCATTAAGTTGATTTCCCGTTGTAAAAGTTGGGTAAGTATATTGATAACAAGTGAAAGGTTTGAAAATTTTAGCACCAACATTACTAATAAAATTAGCTTGGTTAAGAGTGGAGAAGGACGAACCTGTTATTTCATTAATTATAGGGTTAATTTTTGAATCACAATTAGAACAGTTATTAAAACTGATGTTTTTAGACACTGTTGGCATTGTTATATTCATCCAAAAAAGAGTTTCCGTTTGACCTGTTGTTACTTGACTTGATGTGTGAAATGTATATTGAATTAAAGTGGTGGCATCTGAAATACACGGTCTATTTATAGAGTTAATGTCAACTAAAGGAATATAAAGTTTAAAATTACGATAATAATTAAGATTGGTATTATCGTTATATGTTCCTAATCCATATGCCACAACATTATTTTGATATGAAAACCAATAAACCTCTAAATCTGACAAATTTTGAAAAGTCATATAAATTCTACCGGTGCCTCCAGGGCCATCATTTGTTTTACTAAATGTTGTAGGGCCTCCATTATATGGATAACAACTAATGTCGCAACCACTTATAAAATATCCTGTTTCACAATTTGTTTGTCCTGTATACAAAGTTGATGATAGAGCATTTGTTCCGTTCCAATTTGCATCATATTGGTTTCCATTAAATCCAATACCTGCTAGAGAAATAGAAGTTTGGTCTAGTAAATATTTATATAAATTTGATGATTGCAAATCGGTACTAGTACATCCGGTAAATACAGAACTAAATAAATATGTGTTACATTCACCCGATGTTATATGTATTGAAGGTTCAATTAATTTATATGGGAGTGGTGATGTATCATAACAAGTTTTACAATCAAAAGTATCTAAACATATAAAATATAAATCCCAATCTGTTAAAGGGTTTGTGGGATTAGGTGTTATTTTAATTCTAATCTTATCGTTTTGACCTCTTAATAATGGATGAAGATTTGTTACTTTTCTAAAATAAAAACCAGTAGTAACCTGTAATACTTTTGGTTGTACAAATATATTAGGTAATGACTCATACCCAATTTTCCAATATTCTAAAACAATTGGAGTTAAGTATCTATCACTTATAAAACTTATTTCAATTGTGTCGCTAACAAGAAGGGCCTTAAAAGACCAAGCAAAATAATTTGTACTAACGCTAAGGTCAAAATCCATTTCTAATGTTTCGGGAGCGGCATTAAATGAGGCACCGTGAGAAAAATAATAATTATTATATTGTTTTTCAGTGTAATAAGGTAATTGTCTATTACCAACACAATTTGATGGGGATACTACCACTGTTTGATTTTCTAAACAATCAATGTTTGCCTGAATAAATCCTGCTCCTCCGGTTTTTGAATAATCAATACCATTAATTCGTATTTGTCGAATCATAGGTACATAATACCCTGGTAAAGACATTCTAGTAAATGGGTGGGTTTGTTGATAAGTAATAGTAGGATATGCACTTCCATAACCTGAAGTAAATGCTATGGTTGTATTATTATCCGGACCATACCAATCAATTATATAATCGGTAATAGTTGCGCCAACAGAACCAACTAAAAGTCCTGCGACAATCTGACTAATGGTTGTTGATGTGAAACCTTGTATTTGAAGATGATATAAATCACATAAATTAATAGGTTTTAATTCTAAAATTGTACAACAATGGGATGTAGTTTCTTCAATTTTAATAAATCGGGTACCAGACGGTATATTAGTTAATATATATGGACAATTTGATGTTAATTGAGAAAGTGGTATATCTATTTGAAATGGTGAGGTATAATTATCTGTATCTGAATAAATACTTACATTACACCCTAAAGGTAATGTTCCAATATTTGTTATACAAATTGATGATGAAAATGACATAAATTATTTAGTTTATTTAGTTTATTTAGTTTAAATGACGTGATAGACCTACTTGCCAATATGTTTTACCATCCACAATTATTGTTTTATTTGCACTACCATTAGGTGTTAAAATTTTGTCAATAGTCGTTACAGCATTCACCGATGTACCATTCCAAGCTTCAATACCTAATTCAAATGCAACATTATCTATTCTACAAGCATAACCATATTGTCCAATTTGAGTTGTTGACCCATCAACTTGAGCTGACCCCGCAAAATTTAATCCAATTATTTTATAAACACCATCAAAGTCTGCAATTAACACCGACCCGGAATCTCCGTGATAAATTGGCCAATTACAAGTTTCACTTAATCTTGTAAAACAAATTAACTCATTAAATCTGACTGTTCTACCAACGCCTTGTAAAGGGTAATCACCAACATCTTGCGTGGCATTTAAATATTTAATTTTTAAACTACAATTACCTGTTTTTGCCCCCGTTGTTCTACCACTACTTAAAATTGTTCTTGGTGTCACAAGTAAACTATCTATCTCAGACGTTGTTGCAAATGGAATAGGTTGATTATAATTAATACCTAATTGTTTAATAGATGTTACAGTATTAACTGTATTTGCACATAATGAAACTAATGCACCGTCTACGGTATTTAAATCTGGTCGACTTTTTAACGGAACATATCTAATGACCTCACCAATTTTTTTATTTTCGGAAAAAGATTCACCATCTTGATATGCCGAAGCTTTATATTCATTGACAATAGGACCTGTTAAATTTCTATAACTAGTATAGGATGCGTCCTGAACAACAACGTGATTATTTGTTAATCCAACAAGTTTTTGACTTGTACTGTCTACAACAATAAGACCTAAAGTTCCTACAGTACCAATTAAATGGTCTGCGGTAAGTGATATTCCACCAATTAAAGGTCTAAAAGTGTCTCTATTAGGTGGTGATACCGTACCTAAAGGGGACCAAGTATAACAACTTGGGTTAATTAAAGGATTATTACAATCAACAGTATCAATATGGGTCATTGGAATTACTTTTTCAATTTCAACCACATCGGTTCTATAGATTGTTCCACTAATTTCAACAAATTCCGGTAAACGTTCATCAAAAGGTATTTCATTTAATGGTTTCTTTTTTGGAACCGTAAAAACAATTGATATATTAGATGTTTCAAGACCTTGAACTGTTTTATAACCATATGCAACACCAACATAATCAGGTGTACTTTTATATAATTCGTTTAATTTATTTTTTATTTCTTGTGTTAACATAGTTTGTTGTTTTTTATATTATTCAATATGAACCCATATTGTGTATATCGTATTATCCGGTGTCACTGTTGGTGTTGGAGTTGGTGTTCTTGTCGGTCTTGGTGATGGGTAAATCACAGGGTCCGATATCATATAACTATACCCTGAAACATTACAATTAATACATAAAGGGTTACTTGTTGTTGGTGTCATTGTTGGTGTTGAAGTATTTGTTGGTGTCATTGTGTTTGTTGTTGTAGGTGTCATTGTATTTGTCACCGTTTGAGTAGGAGTTTGGGTAGGAGTTTGGGTAGGAGTTGTTGTTTGAGTTGGTGTTTGAGTATTGGTTGGAGTTGGTGTTGGTGTTGGTGTTGGACAAACTATAGACTTTTTTTCTTTACAACCCTCACAATTACCAAATTGTTCTTCTAAAACTATTGTTGTTGGATATTGAATTGAAACTGGTGTTTCGGATATCAAAGTTGTACATCCTGTGTATCCATTAGTTTCTACATAATACGAGGTACCAATTATTAAACCAAAAGGTAACAAACCAACTTTAAATTTTAAATCACTATTACAACAATCTTGGAAATAACCAATAACTGGTGGTAATGGTGACGATGTCATAGTCGGTGTAGGAGTTGTTGTCGGAGTTTTAGTTACTGTTTGTGTTGGTGTCTGTGTGTTAGTTGGTGTAGGTGTTTGTGTTTTAGTTGGTGTTGGAGTTTTTGTTTGCGTTGGTGTTTGCGTATTAGTTGGTGTTGTCGTCTGTGTGTTGGTTGGTGTAGGTGTTGGTGTTGGACAATTAATTAATCTTATACTAAAATAAGTATCAGTTGCTAAACAAGTACATCCTGATGTTGGGGGTAGTGTTGAGACCCATTGAGTATAATCCCCAATAGGATATTCCGAGTTAATAAATAATTTAGAACATTGTTCATTTGTGTTAGTGTTTTTAACAACCCAACAAACTTGAATATTATCCCAATATATTAAAACAGTTTTACCATCAATCACGGTGGTCCAATATTTTTTACCATTAACCAATCCATCCCCCTGAGTAGGTATTGTATAAGTTCCACAACCATATTCATTAGTTATCATTATACAAAAGTTTGTTGCCGGTGTTTGTGTTGGTGTTGGTGTAGTTGTTGGTGTCGGAGTAAGTTTAATACATTCTCCTGATATTTCATAAGTGCCCGTACCTGATTTTATAACAATACCATAATAACATTCCGCACAAACTACCAATGTGTCTTCTGTTCCTGAATCAGACCTGTATAATATTACAGTTACAGGTATTTGTTCTCCACAAGGAATATAACTAAATTCAGTGTAACCTCCTCTACCAAAACCACCGTGTAAGGTGTAACTTTGACAACCTTTACAACTTGTTGGTGTTGGTGTCGGTGTTGGGTCAGGATTACAAGGATAATCTAATAAACACTTATCACATCCTTCTCCATATGAAATACCAGCCCAAGTAAAACTTGGAATGCTACCTTTTGGTGCAAAACCTGTAATTGTCATACATAATTTACTCGTAGTTAATATAGTATCCCCAATTATAAAAGTTGAAGGTAATATTATTACACCGGTTTGTCTACCACAACAAGACAACACATTAAATGCCAAATTATTTATTTTAGGTGTTGGTGTTGGAGTTGGTGTTGATGTTGGTGGAGGTGTAGGACAAGGGATTACTAAATCACAATTTTTATTGTATTTAGGTATGTAAATATGATATGTTCCATAATAATATGGATTATCATAGTAGTATGGTAAAGTAACTTGACCAATAAAAATACTTCCACCTGAACAAGGTAAAAAAGTAATATTTGCAAATTCTCCGTTATAATTTCCTGTCGTTATTTCTAAAAATGTTCCCATATTGTTTTTTTATTATTATACTCCTGTTACAAATGTTACATTATTACAACTTGGTACTTGTGATGCTCCGGATACAGAACTTTGTATAGTATTAATATATGTGACATTATATGGAAATATTTTATTTATTTTAAAAATATCACAGATATTTGAATTTGAGCTTCTAGTACTAAATACATATATATCACCATTTATTGTTGATAAACCATAAGGTTGTGGTGCCGTTGTTGTGATATTTCTATCCATTTCTAAAACCCAAGTATTGTTAATAAATGAGTACTGTGAAATATAGAAAGATTGGATAGGTGTTGTTACAGTAGTTTTAGTAGTTACTATAATTTTACCATCTATTGTATATATAATATCTCCCGCAACTATTCTACCTAAAGGTAATGTAAATAAATTTTCAACGGTACTTGTGTTATTCGTATTTAATGTTATTCTAACAACATAATTATTTATAATATTACTAGAAATTAATTGAGTATCATTAACCGCAGCAACACCATTTCCTAATGTAACACCCACAGGGAGAGTTATTGTTCTATTAAAAGTTTTTGTAAACGGACTCAATGTTATATTCCATTCATATATTGCCGCATTATATACCCATAACTTAGATGTTGTGTGAGCAATATCTGAAGATGGTAGAAGTGCCGGAGGGATTGTATTAAATAATAATGTTGAAACATTTGTGTTATTATTATACGAATAAACCGCACCATAATTATCAAGATATATCACAGAACATTGGGATACTACAACACCATTAGGTGTTTGAGTCATTGTTGGAGTAGGTGTTTTTGTCGGTGTAGAAGTTATTGTTTGTGTTGGACTTGGAGTTAATGTTTTAGTCGTAGTTGTAGTTGGTGTTACTGTAGTAGTTGGTGTAGGTGTTTTCGTTGGTGTTTTAGTTGGAGTTACAGTTAATCCAATAGTTCTTGTAGGTGTAGATGTATTTGTCGGTGTAATAGTAGGTGTAGGTGTTTTTGTTTGTGTAGGTGTTTTTGTTTGTGTTGGAGTATTAGTTGGAGTAACGGTTGGTGTTTTAGTTACCGTTGGTGTTGGTGTTGGACTTAACGATACAGTTTCAAAGTTGAAATCACACGCCAATGATGTAACTGTTGGTGTTGGAGTTGTAGTCTGTGTTGGTGTTGGAGTTGGCGTAGGACAAGTAAATCCAATAAAATTAAAACAACCACTACAATCTCTTTGTTTTATTAACGCAACATATTGATACGATAATTTAGGTCTATTTGCCTGTGTAATAACTGTGGCACAACCAGTAAAACCTGAAGTTTGTATATAATAAGTACCTTCATAATCATACCCCAATGAAGGGGCGCCATAAATAATAAAAATGTTTGAACTATCACAACAATCAACAAAAGATACTGAAACCGGAGGTAGAGGAGTCCCTGTTGGAGTAGGAGTAAAAGTTGGTGTTGGAGTTGGAGTTTTAGTAACTGGTATAACATTATAAGTTATTGTATTTGAAATAAATGAAGGACATTCATTACTAAATTGTTGAATTCTAAAATATATTGTTGATGGTAATGTACCAGGTATTGTAATACTTATTGGTGATGAACAACCACCGGTACTACTTGTCCAATTAATATTATCTGAAGACCAATTAACAGAAATTGCCGAACAAGGTCCTGTACTTGTGAAATATAATAAAAATGTATTTCCTGTAGTATTTAATACTGTATTTAAAACCGGTGCTTGACAATTTTTTGTTTGTGTTGGTGTAGGTGTTGGAGTTACTAAACAAGGATTTTGAGTTTGTGTTGGTGTAGGTGTTGGAGTTTCTTTAATTACATTACACGGATATTTTGAAAGACAATATCTACAATTTTCATAATATGATTGACTAAATGATACTGTTGATTCGCACTCTAAAGTCTCAAATTGTTGAACAACATAACATAAACCGTCATTACCTAAAACGCTAGTACCTACAGTAATGCCTAAGTTTGTTGGAATAATAGACATACATCCTTCAGTATCATCACAACAACTTGTAACTATTGCATTAACATATCTTGGTCTTGGTCTTGGGTCTATTGGGTCAATAATTATTGGACCAGTAAGTATTGGTCTTAAATCGTATTGTGAATAACCATCAGATGTTAAAACTACATCAGAAAATAATGTATATAAATTTAATCTATTAAAATCCTCATCAAGAATAAGTTCAGTTATACCTTGTTTACTACCGGTATATATTGAAACCGATGAATCTATTATAATTGGGTCTCCTGTATTTACGCCTAAAACATTTTTAAATGTGACTGTAACATCTGTATCCATTGGATATCTTGATGTCGCTGTATATAATACACCTATAGAACTTGGGTAATACTGAGAGGTTATTGTAATCGTATTTTCATTTGGATTTTCAACAATATCCGGATTACCACAACAAGGGAATGTTGAAGTATAACAAGTGTTATATTCTAAATCATCTGCAATAAACGATTCTTGAACGTATATGTATAGTTTTTCTCTAACAGGTAATATGACATTACCATCAAATGTTTTAACTAAAAATTGACCCTCATATCTACCCTCAATACTTGTGTCTTGTTTGGTAAATTGATAGTAAATATAATATTCAGGTTCAGCATTTGGGTCGTCAAATGTTTTCTCAACAAATCCTCCCGGTCTTGAAATTATTTTAGGAATACCGGTCTCAGAATTAACCATAGAAAAGAATATGGTGGAAGTTTCCAATAATTCCATAAAATTATTGTAATCACTTCTACCATCTTTTACTACCTGTAATTTTAATAGGGGTAAGGTTGCGTTTTTCTTTATAAAAAATTCCATCTAAAGTTTTTATTATAAATACTTCATAAAACAAAAATATTTTTTATTTATTATTAGTTATAGTGAAACTTTAACAATAAACGAGATATTTATATAATATGGCAAGACCAACAAAATTAGAAGAAGACAGAAAGGTTAAATTTGGAATAAGTTTAGACCGTGATTTATTTGACCGAATGGTTAAAGAAAAAGTTAAAAAATCAACATTACTTAATAAGTTATTAAAAGAGTATTATGGAAAAAAAGATATGTAGTAAATGTAAAGAAGAAAAAGATGTTTGTGAGTTTTACAATAACAAAGATAGGTTTGATGGTAAAAGACCTGAATGTAAAGTATGTTCTAATAAACAATCTACTTTATATAATCAAAAAAATAAAAAAAAAGTTAATGGAATCAAACAAAAATATGTTGATAACAATAAAGAAAAAGTAAAACAAAGTAAAAAAGAATGGTTTGATAAAAACCCGGACTATCAAAATAATTGGTCGTACATCAAATCTAACACCGATGTTTTATTTAAGTTAAAAAAAAATATGAGGTCAAGGCTTGGATTATTTTTAAAAGACAGAAATGTCACAAAAAATAATAAAACATTTCATATTATTGGTTGTTCTCCGGAATTATTAAAAGAATATTTAGAAAAACAATTTGTTGATGGTATGTGTTGGGATAACAGAAATGAATGGCATATTGACCACATCATTCCTTTATCATCGGCAAATACGGAAGAAGAAATTTATAAACTTTGTTATTACACTAATCTTCAGCCACTATGGGCTGAAGATAATTTAAGTAAAAGTAATAAAATTTTAAATTAAGATTCTCTTCTTAACGACCCATCATAATGTTCAAATCTATCGTGTTCGGTTGGTGTTAATAATAGTAACCCTGGTTTAATATTACCTTTAACGGTTTCTTGATAAGCATATGACATAAGGGTTTGTTCAAAGGGGTGTGCCCATTTTGTCTCCAAATAACATTTATAATTACCCTCTTTTGTTAATACAATCGGCCAATTCGATAAATGGGATTCGCCTGTTATATATGGTAATCCTTTATGAATATGTATTTCATCAAATTTTGTTTTAGGTGAATTAGGGTCTAAACCTTGAACCGGTAACTTAGGGTTATTAGTCCAATGTCTTTGTCTAAAATCTTGTGGAACGTTATACCAGCTCCACTGCACACTATGGTCACCAAAAAACTCACTAAAATTTAACTTTAAAAAATCAAAATTTTCTTTTTGAATAATTTCTAAAGATTTTTGATATAAATTGTCAACAAATCTTGGAAATCCATTTCTACATACTTCACCTTTTTTAGGGTAGAACGCCATATCATCTTCAAAAAAGTAATAAAAATCTAAATCGGTTTCATCAAAATGTTCAGCAACAAATACTCTACCACCAACAATACCAATATTATCTTTCTTAATATGTTCAAAACCATACTGTTCACATAGTTCAAGATATCTTGGTGTTGTAGATAAATCAGTTGAATTGTCCAATAAAAATTTTCTTGGTTTATTAATAAAATCTGAATCATAATCTAACATAGATTGTATAAGGACCTCTAATTGTTTTGGTGAGTTAAATGTAATTACATAAAGACCAACTTTTGACGTATCCAAATTATTAACAACAACATCTGTAGACACTTCTGATTTAACTTCAACGGTCATATCTTTTAAATCTTCAAAGAATTTACCCATTAAACCATTACCCTCAATCTCTGAATAAGTAATTAAGTTAGGATATTTGTAGGTCATAATGGTAAATAATGACTCTTCGGTTCCCATCAATCCTTGTGATAATGTATCATTCATTAACCCATAGTAGATACTATTGATTTCAGATATAACATCTTTTTTTCCACCAAAAAAACCTGCACGAGCAACCATATTAACAGGTTTTCCGGCTAACTCACATAACTCTTGATATTTGAATCCGTGAATTTCACTATTGGTTTCATATGGGAAACAAACAAAATGAAAGTTTTTAACTAATTGTGGTAATTTATCTAAAACTTTGTCGTGTGTGAAGTATCCCGGATGAATGGTATTAGTTAAACCAGCGTCAATCCAAAACATATATTCTGAATCAAACTTATCTAAAATCTTTGCGTCGTGTAAAAGATAAACTTTGGACATCACCAAAGGGTTATACATTTCTAATTTAGCCTGTGTTGATTCTGTTAACCAACCAACTTGATTATACCAATCAGGATTAGTTCTAATCGATTGTATTTTATCATAGAAGTCATTATTCTTAAACCAAGACAATTCCCTACGAACAAATTGTGTATTTTCACTACGTCTATTTTCTAATACAAATTTTTCTAATTCCTCATCACCAAAGATAATCATATTAACATCAACTTGTAATAGTTGTTGGAATTTATCTAAATAATGTTGGAATGAACGAGACCAACCCTCTTGAAGGTCCCCTCTACCTATATCCCATAGTCCTGTTATTAATGTTATCTTACTCATTTAATTCTTCTAATATTTTATAAAAACTTTTATTGTTTTTAACGTGTTCCGACATATCGGTTCCTGCCATTCTTTCATCTTCGTGCCACCAAGTTTCAAAATAGTAATTGTAAAATAATTCCGGATGATTTCTAAACATTAATGTCATAATATCTTCTTCGTGGTATAATCTCTTATCGTGTTCAGATACTTTGTAAACATAATTTCTAAATAAATCAATTATTGGTTTCCATATTTCTTTTTTACCACCAAAGACACCTCCAATAATGTGAATCATTCTATTATAGTCAGTAAAATGAATTGGGTCTACTGTTCCCGACCAATAATTTCTATCATTTTCTTTTCCAATCAATGTAAATTTGTCTCCGGTATTTATCATTAAGTTTTCTAAGAATTTATTATTAAATAATGTACTTTCATAATAACCTTTATTATGAGGTCCTCCCGGTGTCAAATATTTGTTTGGTATTAAACCACAGTGAGATAGTCCGGCATCAATCCAAAAATAATAATCATAAGACATATCTTCAGATAAGAACCAAATAAATTTCATATATTGAATTTCAATACATCTATCCCCTCGTTTAGCTCCCTCTACGTCTTTGTATTTATTGATAAGTTCAGAAAATACATTATCGTGTAAATTAAACACAGAAAATTGTAATTTATCTTTACTAACATTATTTTCATTGTAGAAAAATTGTTCTAAATCACTTAATTCTTCTTCAGATGTATAACATATAAAATCAGCATCATTCATTTTTAATAATGATAATAAACTCCATCTATAATGCCCTCCACGACTAGGTCTACCACCTAATTCGGTACCGTTTAAATTTGTATATATTGCTGTAATTATTTTAACTCTCATTATTATTTCTTAACTCTAAACATTTATCGTAATCTAAATATACTCCGTCTAACTTATCCGGGAAATAAACATTCCAATTATATGTCATAACATAATGATTTGAATCAAATGTTTTATTAATATCGGAATAATCTTTTTTTTGTACAACTAATGGTAATTTTGCTGAAAATGATTTTAT